TTATTCTTTTTCTATAATTTCCAAGGCATCAACAAGTGGTTTCAGTTCTAATAATTTTTTATAGAGCATAAGTAAATCGTTATACTGTTTCATTTCAAATTCTCTTTTAATTCTTTGTTCTTCTGTCGCTGGCTCAAATTCTTTTCCTGTTAATAGCCAATCGCATGAAACATTGAAAAATTTTGCAAGTGCTATTATCAGATCAGATGTGGGCTTATTTTTGTCATTCTCAAGGTTGCTAATAGTCGAGGGATTAATTTGTTTAAAATCTAATGTTTCTTTTCCTTGATCATCAAAAACAGGAATGTAAATCTTAGTTGCTAATTCAGCCATTGTTAAATTGTGTTGTTTTCTTAATGTTCTTAAACGTTTCCCTAGTGTATCGGTCAAAGTGATAGCACCTCAATATTGAGTTTTCTTATATTATATCACATAACAACGGATTATATTCAGTATAATGATTATTTTCAATAAAATGAGTTGACATACTGAATATAATCATTATAATAAAGTTATATTGAATTTACTCAATAAATTTGAGAGGGGAATAGAAAATATATAATTTATTCATTTGTTCTGATAATACGTTTTAGATGCGGTTGTTCTTCTAGCTTATTATTTTGTAGGACGTAACTTGATTCCTCTGTGATCATATCATCGGGATAGTAATCAATGATATCAGTCAAGGAGCAATTAAATACTTTACAAATTTTATCAAGCCATTCAACTTCAATACGCTTTATCTCTTCATTGTAAAGTAATCCTACAGTTGCTTGTCTAATGCCAGTTGCTTCAGCTAAGTCTTTACGTGACATTTTATGTTTACCAAGCATTTCTGCAATTTTAATTTTTATCATTTTTTACCTCATTTCGGTGAAGTGGTTACTATGGTTACTATTGATACCATTATAATTCACAACGCAACTTAATTCCAATAAAATAAATAAAATTTCACTTAGAGTAATTAAATTTTGTTTAGGGTATTTACAAATTTTCTTAAGAGTAATATAATTGCATTAGGCGAAATAAACCACACATAAAGGAGTGTAAAAATGTCAACGTTCAGCATTAGCAATCAATCATCATGCGAATGCATTATCCCTAAGTTACTTCCTGATATAACCTCTATGACAACTGTTCAACCAGTATTACCGGAAATCACTTTGTATTATGCTGCTGGAGCAACAGATAGGCTGTCAGATAGGGGGAACACGGTATATAACGAATACATATTCCAGACAATCGAAGAAGCAAATCAATCAGGCTTAGATTATGACATTGCAACGTGGACAAATATTAATGATGCAGCTAATGGAGGAAATGCCTATAAAGATGTAATCATTTGCACTCCACAGGGTAAGTTCGTGTGGCATGTTGAATATGAAGAGGATGTAACTGGAGAATTGATTGAAAATGACTCTATGTACCGTGCCGTAGGCGCTCCAGAGCGTTTTAGTGAGGCTGTAGAGTATCATTTGTTCTGGAACAAGGGATCTGAGCTTGTGGAGATTACTAATGAGAAAGGAGTGTACAAAGCATTCATTGAAAATGTAAATGGAGATACTGTAACAATTCAATAATTCATATAACAACGGAAATTCTTCAATGACGGTATGCCGTACATTCGATTTATAAAGGGAGATAATAATAATGGAATTTGCAGGAATTAAAAAAACTTTAACTAGTGATGACTACATTGCGAAAGCAAATGAGTATGATTTGGGAAAACTCAAAGAAGAGTTTCAAGTAAGTTGCTTTTCTGAAACTGAACTTAAAATGTACAACCACATCTGCGGATTTCAAAAAGTATGCAAGGAAAAATACAGCCTGAATAAAGTTTATGAATTGTTGTCACTTGCAAAATGCATCAATATGAATCAGTGCGAAGCAGATTCTTTTATTGAGTGGATTGAAAAGGTTGAAGTAAATGATCTTCAGAACGTTCATAGGGCTGAAGCCATATTAAAAGGAATGAGAAGCAAAAAACAACGAAATCATCTTGTTTCATATGAGGAACTCGACTATGCAATTGTAAATGAGGATATAAAGCTGCTCAATGAAATCTTCATGACAAGTGCTCCATTTAAAATAACTGAGTTTAACTTCAGACGAATTGATAAAAATAGATTTGCTGAACGGTATTTCGACGCACTCAAGAATACTTACGGATATGTTTCCTTTGGTAGTGTAGCACAAGCGCAATAAATCTTTCCAAGCATAGACTTAGCATCAATGATAGTGTGCTATCTAATCCAAATAAAAGGGAGTTTTTATAATGAAAACTATGTACAGAGAAAAGACAATCATTGTTCCCATCGAAGAGAAACTTACCTATCAATTTAGAAATCTGACCCAGGTAGAACTTGAATTATTAAAAGACTGTTCCTACAAGATTTATCTATGGGAAAGTAAAGTTGCGTACGACAGACAAATCGAAAATCAAAAAAATAATAAACATATCGTTAAAAATTACGAGCATATGGAAGTTCCGACTGATTGCTACTTTATAGGCTTTCTAGTTGAACAAGATTCTACACTCGAAGAAGAATTTAAAAAATCTTGTTCAACTCTCAATTTCGATGACTATTCACATGAGATATTTGTACCTACCGTTAAAGAAATGATTGCATTTTTTAATGATCGTACACTATACCATAGTAGGGTGGCTAAATATCCAGAATTTCCAATTCAAACGTTGGAGGGGTTGGTTATCCTTAGTAACAATTACTATATTAATATTACTCAAACTACCGAACGATGCACTTCTTCGACAGAAACGATTGATGATATTATTGATATAAATAAGTTATTAAGACAAAAAAATGAAGACGAAACTACCAGAAATGAGAGAGAGTTTCTTTTGAAAACGGCAAAAAAAAGACTAGACAAAATGAGCTTTGCTGAACTAAAAGGTAAGGTGCAATATTTGTAATAGGTTGTATATAAAATAAAAATAAATATATGAGGAGAAATGATAATGACTGCAAATAATCCGCGAACACCACACATATATCAACCGGAGCAAGTGAACTACACTGTGGGAACTGAATTTTTTGACCTTTTTGATGACACGGATGATTACCCTCGAAATCTTGCTGAAACAGGCGTACCGATAAATACATGTTTTGATTGTGTAGGGTATGATTATTTGGATGTAACACTGAAATACACAAAAGTATTCTATGCAGCAATGATTGAACACTACGATAAAAGAACAGCAGAACAAAAAGAAGCAATTTATAACGATATCATTAATAAAGAATACAGATATCAGCAATATTATGATATTGTCGAAGATCATGTTGTATTTTTGTCTGAATCAAAGAACTCTTACTGGATATTCTACTATGATCCAGATGTTTCGGATTGTCTTATTGGTAGAGTTGAAAAATCTCGTATTTCAAAAGAAGAATTCAAATCTAAGTATATTAAACATCTAGAATCAAAAAAACATAAGGAATCATACTGTGAGTTACCACTTAATAAATATGCGTTTACTTGGTACAGAGAAGAGAAAGAAAGCGAATGAAGCCAGCAATCGGAACAAAAGTAATCCCACACTCAAAAACAGTCACCAATATGAAAGGCTTAGATAAATGTGAGTACTGGGCTGATGCTATTAATCAAGGACAGGGCTTTCTCTATATCGTTGACTATGACCGGAATGATTACGTGCTGAGCAATGAACCGCCAAAGGGATATGACCATGAAGAGGATTACGAGTGGAATGTAATTCATGGATATCATCATAGTTATCGTGGAACTGGCAATCTGTATAAGGAAACCGATATAACGGTGATAAAAGAAATAACTGGTTTAAACATATTTCAAGCTCTGCAACATATCAAGGAAGGTGGGAAAATGATTTCTGCCTTAAATAAAGAGTATGGCTATGAAGATTTAGACATACGTTGGATTGGCCCAACTGCATGCAATTTCCGAACACTTGGCATGTCAGAGAAATATGAACAAAAGAAAGAACGAAAGTGGAGAGTTTTCAATATTTAATAATAAATATCTAAAAATTGAAGGAGAATTGATTCAATGACACAAACTTACGAAGATAAAACGGTTGATCCAAGAGTAATCCAAGATATTAATGTTAGAGTATTTTTTTAATAACGGCGTGAAATGGTCATTTTATCATATCCTCCACAAACATAAGCATGCGATTCAATTGTTTAAGGATGGAATGCTATGGGGCGTCGAAGATTGTGAGTTCTCAGAGGACGCAGAAAAGAAGATTGATATCATTGTTAAGGTGCTGAGTAATGATTTTAAGTATCTACATTCAAATAGCTAATATATACATCAATGGCTGTGTGCAGCTAAATAATAAATTAATGATACATAATTTTATTGTAGGAACGGTTATAGGACTTTTAATCCAAACTATCCAAGCCTTATGATATTTTACCTATTCATTTTGCGTAGTCATGTAATATAATGGTAATCAAAATCTATCAATAGACGGACGGTGCTGAAAAATATGTCGTTAGAACCAATTTTATTCATGATTTTCTCATCCATCGAAACATTTTCTCTTTACTTTATGATTATGTGCCTGTTTCGTTTCAAGTGGAAAAAACATGCTTGGCAAGCTTTATTTATAATTTTACCGCTCAACTTGCAAAGCTACCTTTTGCGAAATGATTTAGATATGGGGAATATCGCTTCATTGGTTCTTATCATTGTTTTTATTATATTTTTCACATCCGTCGTTAAGATGCCGATTATCATTTCAATGATGGCTACAATCTTGGGATTCATCATTTTTGCATTAATTCAAAGTGCTTTTATGTTGAGCATTTTTGGTTCTCAGTCTGCTATCGAGAACAGTCACATTAATGGATATCTCCTTCAATTAATAACAGCAACATTCAACTTTCTATTTTTTTACTTCATATATTTAAAAGGAAAGGGATTTACGTTTGATATCGAAAAATTAAGATTCAAAATAGAAGATATTATTTTACTTGTTCTTATTATCGCGTTTTTGTTGGGTATATCAGTACTATTGTATTTTAAAGAAATTTATCTACACATTTTATTTTTTGTACCAATATCGGCATTTCTTTTATATTATTCACGGAAACGGGAGCATGAAAATGATTGATAAAGCAGCTTTATATATAGCAACAGGAATTAAAAGAAGAATCCCAAATCATCCAGCGAGTGTTAATGTGTTAGCCTTTTCTCTTGGGTTTGTTATTAATACATTGTCGATCATCATTTTGTCATTGTTAATATCGTTGTTCACTAAACGAACAGATGAAATTACGGTTTTATTGATAGCATTTGCTTTATTAAGACAAGTTTCTGGAGGTTTCCATTTAAATTCTGGAGTTAAATGTGTCCTATTTACCAGCACTATATTTACTTTGGTTTCGCTATTTCAATTAAATGAGGTGGGAATTTTAATACTAAATATAATTAGCATGATTTTAATTCTCATTTATGCTCCAACGGATATAGAAAAACAAAGTAGAATCAAAAGAAAGTACTATCCATTGTTAAAAATTATTTCGGTTATTTTAATATCCACTAGTTTTTTTATATCAAGTAGTAGTCTAGCACTGGCATTTTTTCTTCAATCGTTAACTTTAATTCGCTTGAAAGGAGGTGATAAGTAATGAAGAAACTTGCAAACAAAATGACAATTAAGGCGTTTGTGGGAGTAGCGACTATTTTATCTATTCTTGCAGTCTGTGTTGTTAGTACTGCTAGTGTAATTTATGTTTATCAGGGCAATACGCCCAATGAACTACTTAAGTAATGAGGTGTGAATATGAGCGATATAGCCAATAACATAACGGTTTATCTAGATCCAAAAGGTAAAAATGGGCTTGCAGAATTAGATATTAATAAGATTACATACATGGAGCTGGACAAAACAATAAAAAGTGTAGTCATTCACACACTTGATAATGTTTATTATATCAATGGTAGTCTAACTCAATGGACAAACCTATTAATTAATTCTGGATTCGATTTTGTTAGGGCAGACCGCAACACACTAATCAATGTCAAAAATGTTGTTTCACTGGATAAGGATTTCAATTGGGCATTTTTCGATGATGAAAGAAAGAAACATTGTCTATTGTCTGAAAATGGTTATAAAATGGTGAAACAAAAAGGAAATTTAAATGTAAATGAAATTTCACTAAAGGAGTCACCTTCGTGGTGACTTCTTTTTTATCGGCATATTTTAGCATAAACCATATGTAAAATGTTGTCGAAAATTGATTAAATTTCTGTAAGTCTCAACTATTTTCAGAATACTGAACGAGTGTTGCTTGTCAAGGGTCTAAGGTGGCATAATGGAATTAAATTCAAAGGCTTGGAAAAATTCTTGACAACTTAGATGATATCTGATAAGGAGAATACATAAATAGGGGAGAGACTACTACATGCAAGAAATAATTAAATGGTTGAAACCAGCATTAGACGAACGAATTAAGAATATTTGTGATGAACAACTAGAAGCTAACAATACGGCGCTAATGAGTATAATTGATTATCTACGAATGGATAATGTATCTTCAGAAACCATACAGGAAATTGAAGAATTATTTGTTATGCATACAATCAAGATAATTGAAATTACATATATGTGTGGGGTAGAGGAAATGTTAAAGCTAAAAGCAATGTAAAATAAAAAAGAAACAAGACAAACTAATTATCGCCGTCTTGTTTCTTTTTTATTTCTTCAATGGTGAATAGATCCTCAATTTTTAAATTGAGTCCTTTGGCAATTGAGTAAAGGTTCGATATGTCATATAATCCTTTGTCAGACCCATCAAACCTAGATATATATGGTTGTGGTATGTCTGCTTTATTTGCAATTTCAATTTGCTTTATACCACGCTCTTTTAATATTTTAGTCAATCTTGGTGTTAACTTATATCTTGCCATTAATTAAACTCCTTCTGATCCCTCTGTGTCTGGTGTGTCTGGAATTTCCTCGACTAAAAATAAATCTTCAACATTAAGTCCTAATGCTCTTGCCACACCAAATAATAATACCGTTCTATGTTGTTTATTGCCATCAAAAGAATTAATTGTTTTTTGTGCGAAACCATACTTTTTAGCAAATGCCGCTTGACTATATCCTTTTTCCTCCAGTAATTCATTTAATCGCGGTGTTACTTTCAGCATTCATTCTCCCACCTTTTTTGTTCTATTTATATTATAAAAAGAAAAACAAAAAGTTTCAAGTAACTAGTTGCAAGTCGCTAGTCACTATGCTATAATATTATCAAGAGGTAAGGGAAACACACTAAAGCAAAGGGAGCGATTAATAATGAATAATAAACAAGTAATGGCGCAAGTTGTTGAAGTTGTAAAGGAAAAATATAATGTGATGGTTAAAGCTAATCTGAGAGGCGACTATAACGAAGTATACATTAAAATAAGTGTTGCAAACATTCCCGAGTCTCAACAAAAAGTCATTCAAAAGTGGGCAAACACCCAAGGCTTTGTCCTAGAAACAATTGTTGATACATATATAACACCATCATATCAAGAACGGATTGACGCAAAGTGTGCTGAAGCTGGCGCTATGTTGGTTCCAGCAAGAGACACACAAACAGGAAAGTTATTTAATAAATATAATAATACTGATCAACGTCAAGCAATGGAAGCAATTTGGGAAGAAGACCAAACAGGAGTCCGTATTGCCTTTATCCCAGAGTTTATGGCTATTGAATCGGTTCAGTATGCTTGATAATCAATGGTAAACCCTCCACTTGTGAGTGAGTGGAGGAATAAACTCAAAGGAGATATTACTGTGTACTTACAAAATCAATGCGGTCAATATTACTATCACACAAAAGGTTTTAGTCAATGGGTTAATACTCCAGAAGAAGCAACGGCGCTTTACGCCAGAAGAGGCGAGAGGTACACACTTTCATAAATTTAACTCCAACAAAAAAATTAAAATTGTAGAACTTTAGGAGATATAAAATGAAAATAATTAAATTAATTAAACGTGATGGAAGTGTTATTCTTCAGACCAAAGGTGATAATTTAAAAGTGTTGGAACTATGCACATGTTGCATGACTGACTATGTGTCTTACTTTGGTAACGTTGTAGAGATCAAGGTGAGTGCATGAAAATAAAAATAGGTAATAACATTAGAACAATTGTATGCTGTGTTGTATGGTTGTTTGTAGTAGTAGAATGGATATATTCATGAAGATAAATATAAATATAAATGTGATATATTAAGAGGACTTGGCCTTCATTGACCAGTCCTTTTTGCATTATACATTAGATAATCTAAGAAAGAGAAGTAAAGCGCCTATTATGGCGCTTATTGTTCTATTTGTATTCATATAATAAACGCACCTTTGTAAAGGAATATGAAACACATAGATATGCTTATCGGTGTGTAGAACAGGCTTGATCCTTCATTTAAGGTATTTATCTTTGGCAACTCTGATAATACCTAGAACACTTACGGCAATCGTTAGAATGGAAATTGTAACGTTTAAAGTGGACATGTGATATGTAGTTAATGAAACAATGGAACCAACAATAAGGAACAGGTATATTGCATATAATAATGCTTTACTTGTTTTCATTTAATTTTCTCCTTTCTCATTGCATATAGTCAACGATTATGTGATATAATAAAGGTGAATAGGGATACAAGAGAGAACCCTTTCGAGTTCTCGCCTTGTAAGCTGCTTGCCTAACGTTTGCGGTGTTTCTTACTTCTTGGAGGGAGTGGAACACCGCTTTCGTGCTGTTTGGCTTCTAGTTGTTCACGTTCGGCTTTTTCCTTCCTTCTAGCTCGTTTCTCATTCGTGATGTAAGCTATTAAGGAGAGAATTAAGCTAAAGGTTGGAATGTAAGGCTGAATCTTTGCTATGTATTCAAGCATTTGGCTTCACCTACCTCTCTGCTTGACCACCTTACATATATAATTATAAGATAAAAATAAATAGATTTCAATAATATTAAGGAAAATAACTATTTTTATCTTTATAAATGTGAATAGAATGTGGCAAAGATAGGCTAGAATGGATAGATATGATAGCGTAAATACGTCATATGTGAGTGATATATAGATGAATAATGACGCAATAAAGTAAATGTAGATGGATATATATGACGTAAATAAGTGTGAATATGATGATATATGACGTAATATATAGTGATAATGATAATATTAACTGTGATAAATAAGTCACAGTTTCCGCGTTTAGTATATAATGAAAACGAAACGACTTTGCGCCTACGTGTGTACGTGTCGTACACAGATGAAAAATTGTTTGTGATTACCTAAATTTTTAAATTTTTATATCAAATTTGAACAAGTTGACGCTGCTGGTTCCTTATGATCTGCTAGTTGGATGCTTCAATGTCTAAATGCAATACAAGATATATTATGTAGCATTTAGAAAAGGGTATGGGGGGTACTTTAAATCAAAAATTAAGATAAAATTTGAATAATAACCCATAGCACTTCTACTCCGCGACTATTTTTTTATTTCAGATTAAGCTCATCCTCATCCAGCACAATTTCCCTCATTTTAACCTCAATTTGTCTCGTAATTTGTCTCGTAAAATCCTTATAAATCAACACTTTTTTACGTCATTTCACATCAAATTTATCTCCAAACTATCAATATTCACTCAAAAACAAGCCCAAATCCCTTGATATCACTAGCTTTTTGCGATACAAATGCTATATTTTCATCCATAAACGCAAAAGATCCCTTATTCTATAAGGGATCTAGACATTTTATTATGTAATTTACGATACAAATTTTTGGTAGCTAGTCATGCATTTCGAGACAAAATTAATCGCTGTTCGCTACATGAACAACAAGTTTTACTTTACAACTTCCTTTGCACGTTTTTCCATTCCCATTTGAATTACAAATTCCTGTTCTTTGATCAATTCAATAAGTTGGTCCTTGCTTAGTTCTTCAAACACTCCATAATCAATCTCCTTGCCAATTCGAAGACTAATGCTATTGCTCATATCCTTATCTTTATGTCTATAACTTTTTTCTGTCACAACAATACTGGAATGATTATAGTGTCGCTTTGCTTCCTCCAATGTTCCAAACATTGATGCAACGTTTCTTAAACTATGGAATTTAATATTTCTCTCTGGGGGAATACCTGTTTCCTCACGTAAATAATCTATCATATCCTGAATTCCGTGAAGGCTTAAATGAAATATCTTGTTATCGTTATAACGAGCATAATATTTTTGTTCTTTAATTTTTAATAACTCATTGTATAGCTCAATTGAAATTGCAACGGTATGTTTTTTTCCACCTTTACCAACCACAGTAACTTCATAATAATTACCGGATAGATTTAACTTAATATCATCCCATTCTATTGCCAACAAACTTGCTTTTCTAAAACTTGTTGTATATGCCAGTCTAATCAGAGCAGATTTTTCTTGACCTTTTTTTGTGGCTAGTACAATATTTGCCCATTCTTCGGCCTCATGTACATATAGTTCTCCACATCTTTCGGAATCATTAGGCAGAGGTTTAACTTTTGTTGCGTCTGGATTAACTTCATAGTCGTTAATTTTCAGAAACCTATATAAACTTCTTATGGCTTCAATTACATTATTTATCGTAGCGTTTGTGTAATCAGCTTCATGTTCCCGAAGATATTTTTGATATTTAATCATATCCGCATTCCTAATAGGTAGATCATCAGCAACCAATTCGTTTAATTTTTTTCCTCTATACCACATAAAGAACTGTTCTAGACTTCTACTATAGTTTCCTTGTGTATTTTTGCTAATAAATTGCCCGATAAAGGTTTGAATGTCCTCCCAAACCGAGCCAGCGTGTAATCCTACTACATTATGTATTGCTGTTTCCATTACATTCACTCCGTTTCTATTGTTATCTCGTATCTTCATTATAACCAACTGCATTTAAAAAGTAAATATAGTTATTTACATTATATATATTGACTTATAATATACGGGAATGTATAATTTGAATTATCAAGCAGAAAGGAGTTGACAAAAATGATTGAATTTTTACCACATATTGATCCAAAGAAGTATATTAAATGGATGGAAGGAGGAAGATATAAAGAATTAGCTTCATATGTATGGGGAGAAGAGTACAACACAATATATTCCTCTGTTCAATTGGATGCTTATCTGGATTTATTCATTAAAAAGGCAGCAGACCAGAGGTATAGTTATGAAGAATCATTTTTAATTAGAGAATTTGTCTTGAAATTAACAAGATTCATTAAGAAAATGAAGGTTAGAGAGGAAAGAAATATGAAGCTGGCTAAAGCAAAATCAACTAGTAAGGGAAATATCAGCATTAAATTTGATTACTATTCTTTAAGAAATTTGAAAAAACCATTTTTAGGAACTTTAATAAGATAAAAATAAATATAGTTGACGAAATAATGTTGTTGAGTTATTATGAAGATACCGAGTATTATAGTAGTTCTCGGAATACACATAGAAAGGAAAAGAATTATTTGAAGTTTAAGTTAATGTTAGACAAAGAATCATTTGATAGAAAGACAACACCTAAAGAAACGAGGGGATTTGTTAAGAGAAATTGTTTAAATCCATCGACACATGAACAGCAGTAAAATGAAAACATGGTTGTCCGATATTATTAAAGAAGAATACAAACAGTGGAAGGCTGGAAATATTGTTCTAATAGGAACAGGAACGGGTTCAGGTAAATCATATTTTATTCGTAACAAGTTATCATCATATGCAGAGTATGAACAATCAGATATTTTATTCATATTCAACCGGAAAGAATTACATAAGCAGAACAAGGAACAAATTGAATTAAACAATAATTACAGAATACATACAACTACATATCAAGAAATCGAACATCAAATATCGAATAGCGGTTGTTATGATTTTACTCCATACACATATATCGTATGTGATGAGTGTCATTACTTTACAGATGATAGTTCATTCAATCATAATAGTGATCTTTCGTTTAATGCCATTATGAGACTAAACAACAAAATTCGAATATTTATGTCGGCTACTGGCTCAACACTATTCTCATTTATTTGTAATTCTGTTAATAAAAAAACTAAAGTGTGGGAGTATAGAGGAAAACGGCAATTCAATCAAGTTGCTTCACTTTCTTTTTATTCGAAGGATGAATCAGTCAAACGATACATACAGCAGCATTTTAACGGGAATGAAAAAATCATATGGTTCTGTAAATCAACTAAGAAGGCGGCAAAATTACATAATGAATTTCCAAATTCATATTTTTTGTGTAGTAATAACGGAAACAACAAAAAATATCTTCAATTAATTAATGATCGCACAATAATAACAGATGGCGAGAAGATTACATTTGACCGAAAGTATCTCTTTACAACCAAGGTTCTTGATAATGGTTATGATCTTAAAGATGAACAAATCAAATTAATCATCTGTGACGAGTTTGATATCAATACCATGATTCAATGTATAGGACGTAAACGTTCATTATCAGATGATGATAAAGTACATATTGTTTTATTCAATTATAGTAATAAATCTATTAATGGGTATAAAAATGTATTTGTTGATAAGCTCAAAGAAGCAGATATCTTTCTTAAGGAAGGAGTAGCAGGACGTAATGAGTTTATTGGTAGGTTTGCTCAAAAATCAAATTATATCATTTATGATCAACCTTCACCAGATAATAAATATGTGAGCGATAAAAAGATATCTACAGTGAAGTATCTGAAGGTACAAAACGATTTGGCTATTATTAACGAAATGCTTGATCACAATCGAGAACTAAAAAAAATTAGAGAGGGACTAGGGGAGAAGAGTCGGAGCGATGCTTATATGATGTATATCTTAGAATTGATGGATATGAAAAGTTGTAGAGACTTAGACAAGATTTATCAGGAACAGGATTTAGGTGAGTATCTTGATTCCCTATTAGGAAAGCGACTATATAAACAGGAACAGAAAGAATTAATTGAACGAATCGCCATTAAAGATTATCGTGGTAGAATTCAGAAAGATGTAAATCAAATTGACTCATATCTTCGATCTAACAATTTGAAATATGCAGTTGCAAGTTTCAAGGATAATAATAAGAAACTTGATGATGGTAGTGATAACCCTAACCGTGGAAAGTGGTATTGGTTAGTAAGCAGATTTGAGTAATAAAAAAGAATCGGACACCAAATTGTGGAGTTTCATTATATATAATGTTTATCCATGATTTGGTGTCCAACTTTCAATTTAGCTAAAGCAAATCTTAATTGAGCCGTGAGAGGTGAATTGCCGTAGGCAAGAGGGGTGGTGCGGCAGGTCGGGCATTTTGACAGTTCTGCGTTAGCAGGGCTGGAAACTTGACCGAGTTGGTATTAGCACCCCTAATTATTAGTTTGCTAACTATAAGTAGAGATTAAAGTCTAAAGAGCCGTCACAAAAACGCTTCGCTTCGCTATGCGTTAGTGTTCCGTAGCCATCCACTACGTGGCTGTCTTCAACTTGCTTATCTTGAATTAATTAATCTATATCACTAATATCGATTCTAAGTCTCAATTTCTTATTAATTTATAAGTAATTTGACTACTATCATCTAAGCTAGGGTATTTGTAAAGGTGGTGATGTGAAACAATAAAATTATAATAAATAAATAATAAAAATAAACATATTAATGGAGGTTGAAAATTGCTATTTGATGTATTAAAAATAAAATTAAAACAAATTATAGATTCAGATTTTAATTTGAAACTGAGTCCAGAAGAAGAATCAGAATTCATTATCAGACAGGAGACAACACCGTTAACAGATCAACTTGCAGTTGTTAATGGTTATCAAGCTGAACGATTAGATGATTTAATTGTTCTCGATGGAAAAAAGGACAACAAAAAAGAATCATATCTTAAACGAGCATTACGACAGGGTTTCATTTATAATGGCGCTAAGTTTGTTCGTTTTGGAAAAAGCTCTTCACAAGCTAAAGACGGTATCACTGTTTTTATTAAAGAAGTCATAAGCAAAGAAATGCAAGAACGTAGTTGTTTGGGACTTCATATCAAGAAAGATATTATCTCTAAGTTTGAAAGCTACCGCTGCCTTATCCTTAGTTCATATAAGCCAACTGACTGTGAAATTCCTTATATCGTAATTATTGATGAATTTGAGAAAACTTTACATCCTGAGATTATTCGTTATGTCGATGATGTAAAATCTGTGGGCAAAGATGGAAAAACATATAACAATAAAGGAATTAAACAAGGTAAAAAAGCAATTAAATTATCGCCATTTGACGGTTTCGGAATTCACACACCAGAAATGAGCAAATATTTAGGTATAGCTACTCAAGTACGAGGCTTACCATTTATCAAGGGGATGAGTGTCGAAGTAGATTTTAAGAAATACTACAGAGATAGACCTGAATCCATTGAATATATAACAGATTGGTTAGGGAATATTCACAGACTCGATGACATTGATTGCATTTGGAACACATCAATGTTTAAAGGACATAAGTTATTTAAGAAAGAGTTTGGTAACAATGCTTGGAATGAATATGTGGAGCGTGTGAAGAAATATCAATTTAAATTGGGAAAAAGTAAAGAGATTCATCATACGGATAATATTAATGTGTATGCACGAATGAACTTTCAATATCTCCAGTGTTTAGACTTGTGGAATCCAAAGTATATTGAAAAATATAAAAATAAAGATAATGAATATGACATTTTAGATGAAAGAAATCACGGCAAGATAATTAATTTAGCTAAGTATACAACAAACATGTATGAAAAGATTATTAATGGTGACAAGTTTTATACATATAAATTCTTGGGATTGAATGATCACTCTGAAGAAGATGACAACGAAATCTTATATTCAAATGAGAATGATGAAGATAAACCTAAGAAGATTTATAAAAAATATTCGGCAAGCAAGTACATAAATGAAGCAATACTAATTAATGATGCAATGCTTAATGACCCCTATATACAGAAAACTGTTATCTGGAAACTCAATAATAGTATTAATCAAATGAAGTACGGTAAAATATATGTACCGGGATTCTATCATATTGTCATTGGAGATATTATGGGATATCTAGAATATGCTGCTGGCTTAGAGGTTAAAGGATGTCTTAATGCTGGTGAGTTTTATGCTAAAACAGTACCATTAGGTAAATGTGCTTCATTCCGTTCTCCTTTGGTTGATCCGTCAGAAGTAAACATTGTTGATATTGTAGAAAACGAATTGACCAATAAGTATCTATCACACTTTGCTAATCATGATATTTGTATGATTAATATGTATGACTTGACATTACCACAGCAAGGGGGCATGGATGAAGACGGCGACGCAGTGATGCTGTGCTATGAAAAAGAAATCATTGACTCTAAAATTGATTTACCAATTGTAGTAGATACGGAAGATAAAGTGTCAGTTAAACCTGTCATATATAACGACGAAAACATCTTGGACTATGAATTGAAAAGTCGTGATAGTCGAATTGGAGAAATTACGAACATTGCTACATCGATATTAAACAAGCACACAGAGAATGAAGAATGGAAGAAGATTAATGCTGAACATATTGCTCTACTTAGGATCTTACAGGGCAAAGAGATAGATTATGTGAAAACTGGAGTCAGATTATATATTCCAAAGTACTTGCACAAGTATAAAGACGTAATACCTTATTTTCAACTTTATTTATATCCAAAGAAGTTGAAAAAGTATAAAGAAATTCAAGAAAGAAATAAAAAAATTGAAGCGGACAACGAAAAAGCGATATTGGTCTCTCAGAAAAGAGGAAAAGTAAATCCTATTCCAAAAGTGAAAATACCAACTAACGCCTATCACTCACCTTCTCCAATGAACGAGCTATGCGATTTTATATGTAAATGGGAATCAAAAAACGTAAAGTGGAACAACAGATCGTTTATTGATAAAGAGCTATTAATCAATAATGATGCTGACTTAAGTAATAATGATTTAAGGGAGCAAATTAGGAATATCTATGATTCCTTTAATGAGAAATATAAAAAAGAAATGGACAAAATTAGAGAGGAAAAGTTAAATAACCGAAGACATCTGCAAAACTTTTATACTAGATATAACAAAATTGATAAAATATTTGATAGTTACAAAATCGAGTTAGAAAAAATTGGAGATAATATTGAGACTATAGCAAATTACTTGATTGATCTATCATATGAAACCATAAGTGCAAACAAAGTATTATGCTGGTCACTTTTTGGTAATATCATTGTGGATAATTTGAGAAAGAATACATCTAATCAAAAAGAAATGGTTATTGTTAAAGCAGAAAGAGACGATAAAGATACATATGAGTTTCTCGGGAAATTTTATAAACTTGTAGAGAAGGAGTCTGTGTGTGAACATTAATAACTTAATAAAACAGTATCAGAGTGCAAGCGAAGAAGATAAACGGAATATCGTTTATCTCTTTGCTTCTGCTATATGGAAAAGTGAATATAGGGGTGAAAGGAAGAAAAAAACTTTTAAATATAAGGTAATAAATGAAGCTTTAAATAATAAAGAAGATTTAATTGTTCTATTTAACAAATATAATTATCAAGAGTATTATTATTGGAAGAGTTTTTATAAAGGAGAAACAGACCCTATTAATGATATAAGAATAAAAATAAATAATATATATGCATATTACTTTAGGGATGATGTTTACCTTGATAAGTTATATTATGAATTACTTAGGGCATCACAAAACATATATTACAGAACTATAGATGAGTTAAAGAAAAATAAAGGTGTGGATGTTAAAAATATAGAGCAAGAAATTATTCAATCTATAGAGCAAGCGAAACGTATACATAAAGATCAGACGATAGAATTAAGTTGGAAAGAGTATAAAAGTGTGATAAATGATGCACTACACAAGATATTTAGAAGATGTAAAACAGTTGCCCAATACGAAAATGAACATGGATGGGATAATGACAGAGTGAGAGTTGATTCGTGGAGTCAAGATAATTTGTTGGTTAGTTATATTGGAGATTCGTTAAGGGGAGAAGTGTTACACTATATTAGAGACAATACACCTAAAGAAGAAATCAAGAAATATTGTGAAAGATGTGGAGAAGAAATAAGCATAACAAGCAATAGAAGAAAATGGTGTAATGAATGCAAAATTATCATTGATAGTGAACAACGAAAGATACGTAACAAAAGGTATTATAAAAGTAAAAATAGTTAAGACGCATTAAAATGGTATATATCCTTATAGGGAGGAAAGAGAAGTTAATATATTAATTTTATTGGACTCTTCTTAATCCTCTCTCGCCCAAGTCTCGTTATGCCAATTGCGAGATTTGAACTTTTTTAAATATCACCTTTAATTGTTTCCAGCCAGTTCACACTCCTTTAGGCTGGATTCTTTTTTATGTTTTCATATTTAGATATTCTGGCAGGGTGACTATTTCATGAAAACATAAAAAAGGAAGAAGGAATGAGGGAGTAATATGGTAGTAAAAAAAGAAAAACCATCAAATAAAATAAAATGTATCAAATGTAATAATTTATTAACTGAAAATAGTGATAATTTCTATACACATAAAAGTCCATTTATTCAAACACAAAGATTTCCACTTTGCAGTAAATGTATTAACAGTTATCTAAATGAAATTGAGTCTGTTGGGTATTTGAACAGAGTTAAAAAGATATTACAGCATTTGAACAGACCATTTTTAGCAGATGTTTGGGGAAGTAGTGGTGAAGAGTGGAAAGAGTATATTAGGATGGTATCTTCTTTGCCTCAATACAAAAATATGACTTATGAAAATAGCACAGAACAACAAATTAATCATATTAAAAATGAAGCTGAAAAAGAGGAAGTACTGGTAAGTGATGATGATTTAATAAATAAGTGGGGAAACGGTTTTAAGCCTGAAGAATATTTAGCTTTTGAACGTAAATATAATTTTATTAAAAAAGATTATCCTGTTAACAAGGCAATGCATGTTGAAGCGCTTAAGAAGTATTGTAGATATGCTGTTAAAGAAGAGTTTTCTTTATCGAGTAACAATATTAAAGATGCTGAAACATGGTCAAAATTAGCGAGTAAAGCTGCTGAAGATGCAAAGATAAATCCAAAACAATTATCAAAATCTGACTTAACTGATGGTGTCGATAGTTTTGGAGAACTAACAAAGGCTGTAGAAAAAGCGGTTGACATCATCCCTATTTTGCCACGATTCATAGAAAGACCACAAGATAAAGTCGATGTTACTCTATGGTGCTATATAAACTATGTAAGAGATTTGGAATCATTGCCACCAGTGTCTTACAAAGAAATTTATGAATTCTATGAACAGAGAAAAAGAGATTATGAAGACCAAATAATTCACAATTTTGAAGAAGGTGATATTCTTGAGTGATTATCGTTCTTCATTAGACAGTAATATCGATAAATACATAGATCTTATCAGTTGGTGTAGATGGAATCCTGATTTATGGTATGACATGATAACTCCCGAAACTGGTGGAATGATACTAGATTTAGATCAGAGAGTTTTTTTGCGTTCCATCACTAGATTTATTAGTACATATGGAGTTTTCCCAAGGGGCTATGGTAAGACTTTAAAAGAAGTGATGGGTATGATTCATACAGCTATTTTCTTTCCTTTGATTGAAATTGCAATGACCGCACAAACTCAGCAAAATGCTTCCAGCCTTGTAGAAGAAAAATGGAAAGAGTTAACAAGGTTTTACCCGTTGCTGTTGAATGAGGTAGAGGGAAAGCCTTCTTTTACAAAAGATAGTGCAGAGATTAATTTTAAATCTGGTGGTCGCATTGATGTTTTGGCAAATGCTCAAAGCAGCAAAGGACAAAGAAGAAAACGACTTCAAATAGAAGAGTCAGCATTGTTAAATAATGAATTATTCCAAGATTGCATTGAACCAATTCCCAATGTACCGCGCAGAACTATTGGTAAAAATGCACTTATTAATCCTGAAGAATTAAATGGACAAATTAACTTTTTTACAACCAGCGGTTGGCGTGGAACAGATGAGTATGAACGAAATTTAATGATGATAAAAGAGATGGCTGAATTAAAAGGTAAAATTGTTCTAGGTTCAGATTGGCAATTAGCCGTACATTATGGTAGGGGTGAACCAAAAGCAGCTTTACTTGATAAAAAATCAAGGCTATCGCCAACTTTTTTTGCTCAAAATTATGAATCGAAATGGGTTGGCACTGTAGATGGCTCAATTGTTGATATAAAACAATTACTTAATCTAAGAGTGTTAGAATGCGCTGAATTTAAAAATGATGGCAAACACGAATACATACTTTCGGTTGATGTAGCGAGATCACATAAGAAAAATAACAATCAAACATCGATTGCTGTTCTAAAATTAATACGAACACCAAAAGGAAGATTGAAAAATATTCATTTAGTGAATCTAATCAATCTTAGAAATGGCCTTACTTTTGGTGCACAAGCAATTGAAGTTAAAAGAATTCGTAGACGTTATTCGGCAACAATAGTCGTTATTGATGGTAATGGTGTTGGTTCTGGTCTTTTAGATGAATTGATAAAAGACGCTGAAGATCCGTCAACAAAAGAGAATCTTGGCTGCTGGGATACAATAAATACAGATCATGAAGCAGAAATTAAAAATGCAGAAAAGGTAATTTATAACTTTGTTTCGCAAGCGTCAAACCATGATGGGATAGTTAGTATTCAAGATATGGTAATAAGCGGAACTCTTCAATTGCTAATTAAAGACACAAATATAAAATATGACGATACTAATTATGCCGAAGAAATCTATCCTTTTGTGCAAACAGATAGATTAATAGAAGAAATCGCTAATCTAAAAGTAGTGACTCAAAATAATGGCAAACTTACTGTACAGCAATTAACAAAAAGGATAGATAAAGATAGATATTCTGCATTAATGATGGGGATTTGGTATATTAAAAATTTTTTGAATAAAGTTATAGAAGAAAAAGAAATAAATATAAAAAATTTCTCACTTACTAGAAAACCCAAAATATACGGAAAAAGAAAGGGGGCAAGTTTTTGAGTCAAATTGAGACTAAATCAGATCAGTATTTTCGAGCTATGAGTATTTTTAAAGAGCTTGGTTTCATCAATATTAGCAATAAGAATAAAGGTAATTCAGTTGTAGAAACATATACGAGTGAAGATGTTAAGAAATTTCTTAAAAATAGAAGCAATGTGGCAAGCCAAAAAAAACTTAGAAATATAAGTCGATATTTACTAAGTGCATCGGGTCATTATCAAAGACTAATATTATATTTCTCAACTTTACATACTATGGACTATACTTTACCTCCAATGACCACAGACATAGGAAGTGTTAATCCTAAGAAGTTTAAAAAAGATTATGAAGAGCATGCAAAAGTCGCAGAGAAGATAGATATTTCATCTTCATTCTTGGAGGCAAGAATTACATCATATGTTGATGGCGCCTTTTATGGTTTTGCAAGACCAACTAAAAATGGTTTCTATCTTCAAAAACTAGATCCAGATTATTGCAAGATTACTTTCATTGACCCCGATACAGGATTGTTAGGATATTCATTTGATTTCTCTTATTTTAACAATAATACCTCTATGCTAAATTCATTTCCTGACTATTTCCGAGAAATTTATGACCGCGTGAAAGGAAATAATTCATCTTCAGAAAAGTGGGAAAGAATTGAGTCCCCATTGGCTATTTGTTTAACGGCTTCATATGATTTTAATCCTGTGCCAGCATTTTCTAGTGTGTTTGAAGGTATATTGGATATTGCTGATTTTAAGGCATTGGCTAAAACAAAGGAAGAGCTGGAAAACTTCATGCTTCTTTTGCAGAAGATACCTATGGATAGCAAAGAGGCCAATAAGTTTTTAATTGAAGAAGATTATGTAAAAACATTCCATGAAAACTTATTAGACATTTCTCCTGAACAAGTAGGAGTTGCAACAGGCCCAATGGATATAACGGCAGTTAAATTTGATAAAGACACATATGATAAAAATAAAGTTGGGCAAGCAACCACTCAATTTTGGGACGAAACTGGAGTGTCAAATTTACTTTTTAGTGCAAATGCAAGCACCAGTTCCGCCTTGAAATATTCCACAGGAACAGATGAATCTGATGCTTTTAGATTGATCAAAGTTATTGAGAAGTGGTGCAATTCTTATATTCAAGCAACAGGAAACTATAAATATAGCTTTAAGTTGAATATTTTGCCAGCTACAAAACTAAATCGCAATGAATTGATTGAGAGTGCATTAAAACTAGCTAATGCTGGGATGCCAGTCAAAAATGAAATTATGGCTTTAAGAGGGTATAGTCCCAATACAGCCTTGATGAATTCTTACCTTGAAAATGAAATCCTTAAACTTCCAGATGTTCTTGTTCCCTTGTCATCCGCTCATACTGCTACACCATCTGATCTTAATGGTAGACCAAAAACCAAAGAAGAGGATTTGTCGGATAAGGGCCTTAAAAATAGAGATAACGAAAGTAACAAGGAAGATTAAGGAGGTGATAATGATTAATGGATAAGGTAATGCGATTTAGCGTTAAAATTGACAATGTTGAAAAAGTAGATTCGCGTTTCTCTAAATGTAAAATTAGAGTCTTATATGCTGGACTAAATAGAAATAACACTTACATATCAGAGGAAGCAATCAATGAAGCATCCTCAAGCATTTTTAACATTCCGATTGTAGGTGAATATAACAAAGATAGTCAGAATTTCGGTGGTCATGGCGGTAAAATTGATACTTCAGGAAACAAACCTGAGTATGTTGAAACTACAATGGCATATGGAGTTGTTCCAGAATCGGCTAATATCTATTGGGAATCCGTCGAAGAGAACGATGGTACTATTAATAAATATTATGTGGTGGACGGAGCTTATCTTTGGACTGACAGATACGAAGAGGCTAATGATTTATTAGAACGGGAATATAATCAATCAATGGAAATCAAAAATATTGAGGGCAACTTTTCAACGATAGATGGAAAAAAAGTCTATGAAGTAAAAAAGTTTGTATTTTCAGGTCTTTGTATTCTTGGAGTTAATAAGGAATCAGATCCAAATGGTAATGTGGCCCCATGTTTCGAGAGTGCTTCTATTGTTGCATATTCCTTAATTGATAATGATTTTAAGAATGATTTTAGTAATATGGTAAATGAATTGAAATTCTCTGTGCAAGGAGGAAAGGATTTGAAGAAGAAAAATTATAACTTGACTGCATCTCAACTGTTTTCAGAAGCAGAAAGAGAAGTGGCAGGGCTTGGCACTTATACGGATGAATACTGGGGATTTGATATCCAAAACTTTTACCTTGTAGACATTGATACTGAGAATTCAAATGTGATTGCATTTGACAATCAAAATCATTACTTAGTAGGTGCTTCTTTTAGTGTTGAAGGCGATAAACTAAGCCTTGATAAAGATTCTATCAAGAGATTTAAAGTCGATTACACACCAATGGATATTGAGACAGATACCAATTTTACTTTGGGATCGTTTAATAAGTTTGCAGAGACCGTAAAAGAAAACACAGAGAAAAATGTGAAGTCTGATTACGAGGTTAAGGTTGTTGCTATTGAGGAAAAGTTTAATCTGCTTCAACAAGAATTTGATGATGTTAACTCGAAATACAGCAATAAACTCCAAGCAGAAAAAGAGGAAGCTGAGAGAATACTGTTTGAATCTTTTGCATCTGAACTATCAGAAGAAGAAATGAAAGATGTAAAAGATAATAAAAATACATATACTCTGCAAGAGATGGAAAATCAATTGTATGCAATTGTGGGAAAAAAGAAAGCCAAATTTAGTCTTCAGCCCAATAAACAATCGCTAATTGATATCACTCAGAATAAAAATGCGAGAAAAGGTTCCGGGAAAGTTTATGACGATTTGTGGGATGAATAATAACCACATTTCTATAATTATTAGAAAAAACAAGGAGGACATTATAAATGTCAGTTAGATTGGATAAAATGCAAGCCATTTATGGCGGTAATATTGAAAGTGTGCTTTTGAATGTTGATTTGGAAAATGGAGCTATCACAACAATTGGTGGTCTTGTTGATGGCAAGCGCGAAGTTGTGCAGGGTGCAACTCCAGTGAATGTTTCTATTGAAGAGATTCTATTGATTGCATCTCCTGAAATTGTATATGAGGCAGAAAAGCACAATATTCTTGACTTTGTAAATAAGGCTGGTAAGCCAGCACGAGCCTATCACTATACTGTAGGTGATACAGTTACCATTACAGACGATATGATTGATGGCACTAGTGTTAAGAATCAATATTTGGTTCCCGAGAATGGTTCTGCGAAGTTGAAAGCTGTTGCCGATTTGTCGGGAGATGCTCGTTTCGCTGCACTGGTACTTGAAAAAGTTATGCTATATGGCGAACCTGCAACACGTTACAAAGTTCTCAAACACTAAAAATAAAAATAAATAATATAATGGAGTGAGTATAATAAATGCGTAATAACAAACTTATTCAACTGGGCATTGACCTTTCTAAAGGCACAACCGGAAATTATTCGACAGAAGAGGCGAATGATAAGCTTCGAGAATCTTTGAATAAATTAATGGGTTCTGAGGATGGCAAGTTTAATGCAAAAGCATTTCGTAAGAACAAAATTGAAATTTTTGAAATCCTAGAAGAAGTAATTGATGCTAGAGTCGAAGAAGGACTCAAAGATCAGTTTGAACAATTTGTCGATTATCGTTCTGTGAAATTTGGTGATAAACTCTCTTTTCTACCTGAAACTGATGAACTGTTTGAGGTCGCAGAAATTGCTGGAGGAACTAACAACCTCAATCGTCAACGTCTCACGTATGGTCGCCCATATCAAATTACAACTGGATGGGAAGGCGTTAAGATTTATGAAGAACTTGAACGCTTCCTAGCTGGTTACATTGATTGGGTAAAATTGGTTGACAAAGTGGAGCGTTCCTTTAAAAGAGAAATTACTGAAAAGATTTTTACTGCGATTAAAGCTGCGTATAACGCCCTGTCTGCTCCATATAGATATGGTGGCGCTTGGGACATTGATCAATTCGATACCCTTGTTTCTCATGTTGAGGCAGTTAGTGGATTGAAGCCAATGGTAATTGGTACACGAAAAGCCGTCCGTAAAGCAGTTCCTGAATTCATTTCAGATAAAATGAAAGACGAACGCAATCAAGATGGATACTTTAAGACTATCGATGGAATTACTTTTGGTATTATTCCACAAGCTCATAAAATTGGTTCAACTGATTTTGCAATTGATGACGATTTCTTGCTTGTGTTGCCGAACGGCGATGAAAAGATTGTGAAGTTCGTCATGGAGGGCGAAGCATTGATTGAAGATGGCGAAGGTAAAACTAATGCCGACGACTCTAAAGAATATAGTGTCCGTAAGAAATTTGGTATTGGTGTTGAGACAACAGCAAAATACGGCGTATATATTCTAGAGTAATTTTCTGTAGTGGGGAAAGAGTTATCTTTCCTCACTGTATCAAAATGAAAGGAATGATCAAGAAATGGCACAACGAACTAATAAAACTAAATTAGAAGAAAGCTCTCTTGTTTACGTAGTAAGTAATTTTGATGGAGTGCTTACATATAAATGTCCTCGTTCTGGTGAATCTTGGCTTTTTAAAAATCATGGCGCTAGTGACACTATGACAGTTGGACAACTAAGAACTATGCTTTCTCAAAAGCCCAAGTATATTGAAAAAGGCTGGATTAAGGTTGACAATGAAGAAGTGGTTCAATTCTTAAATATTTCTAAATATGTAAAAAACACATTGACCAAAGACGATTTTGAGCGACTGTTTGAAGAAGATCCAGAAAAAATTGAAGAAGTCCTAACTGGTTTAGATAGTGATTATTCAAAAATTTCTGCTTTTGATTTGGCTAGAAATAAATATGTCAATGGGAAACTTAGAGATCATTTTGTTATTAGAGCAATCGAGAAGAGTCTTGGTCAAAAATTAGACCCGAATTCTTAAGGAGGGTTTGTTTTGGCTACAAACTTTGAAGAGGTATACGATGCATTCTTGAGTCAGATTAATGATGCGAAATTTATGAATACAGATGAAGACAACTTGCTTAAATACAGATATCTTCTAAATAGTATTGCTCGATTTCCTAAGTGCATGGTTAATTTAAAAAAGCGTTCAGAGACCAGCTTTGATGAAGAATTGACGGATCAGGACATCCTCATACTTAGTAATTTAATGGTTATTGAATATCTTTCTCCTAAAATTATTTCGCTCAAAAATCTGGAACAGACAATGAGTACGAAGGATTTTTCCATGACTTCTCAGGCGGCGCATTTAAAACAATTGTCCGACATTAAGAAAGACAAGCAGAATGAAGTCAATAAGCTATTGATTGATTATACATATTTGAATAGTGATTTGAGCAAATTACGATGAGTTATTTAGATAAGTATAAAAGATACAATGAATCGCTTGGTAGAAGTGTTAAAGAAGAAAGAGAAGAAGATTCAAAGAGTTTCATATCCTCGGCCTTTAAAGATATCCCTAACTATGAAGAAGTGTACTTGAATGATAATGAAGAATTCTCAAGTGTGCAAATGATATCTGATGCAAAGATACCAACAACTAAAATTGTTGTTATGTATTCGAATACTACCATAAAATCTGGAGATTTATTGAAGAGACAAAATGGAGAAAGATGGATATGTCTAAGTTGTGACCCTAACTCTGTGTACGATAAAGGAACAATTGAAAAGACCAACATCAACCTAAAATGGGTAGACGAAAATGGAATCGTTCAATCTCATCCATCTGTCCTCTACTTTAATGCTCGTTCAACTTCTGGCATTGATGAAGGAAACATAATGACTCTCCCTGATGGACGTAGACAGATTGTTTTGCAACGTAATGAACATACGCTTAAGTTAAAACGCGACAAACGCTTTATTATTGGCGGTGAGGCATTTAAGGTAATCGACATTGATTATGTTAGTGATGAGGGATTGGTCAATCTAAGTTTGCAATCGTCTGGAGACTTAAATCCTGCTAATGATAATTTAGAGTTAGGGATTGCAGACTATTACAATAATATAGCAGACTATAAGATTGAAATCTTAAACGGATCTTTTGCAACAATTAGTAAAGATCAAACGCTTCAATTAAATGTTAATTTAACAAATAGAGATATCCCCGTTAAATCCCCCGTAATAGAATACCTCGTTAGTGACGCAGAAGTAGCTAATATTGATTTCAATGGATTAATTACACCAATTAAAACAGGTTCGATTTATGTTACTGCTACATACATGAATGTGTCTACACAAATTGAAGTAAGTATAGCGGAATCAACTGCCTATGGATACACCTGTGAAATTATTGGCTCTGATGAAATTGCTAAAGGAATGACTAAATCCTATACTGTTAAATTTTATCGCAACGGGGTTGAGTATCCAGATGAAAGTAATTTTACATTAACTGCTGATGATGGAGTGTCTAGTACCAATTTAGCGATCATTAGTTATCAAGATAGTGCGGAAAATATCTGTAAGGTTTCGGGACAAGCTTTGGGATATGTTAGATTGCATGTTTCAAATACTAATGGTTTATCCTCAACAAGCAAAAGATTAAGAATTAAATCACTATTTTAAAAAAATAATTATAAGGAGAGTGAAATATGAGTCAAGCAATTATTCGATTTGGTGAACTTAAAGTTGAAAGTTTTGTCCAAGGAGTTAATAATAACTGGCTTATTTACAGTGAATTGCCATTTTCAAAGCAACATTCAAGCGGTCTAGATGGTGATATTCTAATTGGAGCTACGCCAACAGTAGAAATTATTGATGCTGATTTGGATGTTGCTGTTGATCCACAGTATGCTTATGCATATTCAATTTCTACCGACAATAAGCTGAAGATTGCATTTAATAAAACAAAGCATCCAGATAAGGGTAGTGCGTTGGAAGCCCTAAAATGTATCAGTATCACCTATGAATTGGGGCATTTAACTCCTAATGGTGGATTGTACATTGCAATTTTCCGAAACTCTTTGGGTGAAGAAATCCATCGGACAACCCCAATTTCTCTAACTCAGTGTAATACTGTAATTTCAACCTTCAATGACACTCGTCAAATTGATACAGGTGGATATTTGAGATGTGAGGTAATTCCTGATTTTGTTGTAAGTTGAGGTGATTATGAGTGTCATTTCTAAAGGAAATAACCGATTATAAAAATACTGTAATCAATCGAATATTAAGTGATTCGGATTTATGTAAAGCGATTTCTTATAACAGTAATGATTTTCTTAGTCAACCACATATCGAAGATACGTCTATGTTGATTTATAACAACATCTATCCATATAGATTTATTCCTGATATTAAGATTGAAGCCAAATCTTTTATTACTTTGTCTTGTACAGATTATAGGCCATCTGGCAATAGTTTTAAGAATGGGCTTTTAGGTATTTATATGTTTACTCATCGAGATTTGTTTAAAACAGACTATGGGTATACAAGAGTTGATTATGTATTGAGCAAGGTTGAGGAATTGATGAATTCCAAAAATGGAATTGGTATAGGGAGATTGTCCTTTAATTCTTTAAATGAGTTTGCTGTTAATGAAAAATTTCAGGGTTATGCATTGACTTATCGACCTGTGGATTTTAATTGATGGTTGAAATTAATAGGCTTGATGCATTTTTAGGTAATCCTTATATGTTGAATGGTATAAAGATATATTCCCCTACAATTAAGGAAGTATCTAATATCGGCCAAGAAACATATTACTGTCATCTAGTGCTGTCTTCGTTTGATAAAGAAAAAATACTTATTGATTTATTAAAATTTGACATACATAAATATGAACAAATATGCAATGGAAATGACTATGAGGTATTAACCTCGCATCCTGGTATTAGAGACTATATTACCGAGTCATTGTCTTTTTTTACAAAAGAAGATGTTAAGTTTGAACCTGCTACTAATTCATTTCAAATTGGAGAAATGGGTTTTATTGATATAAATAATTATGTTGATGTAGCAAATGTTATCAGAGAGCTTAATGGCAATTTATCTCAAGAACAGAATAATTTAAAGCCTTCTACAAATAAGGCAAAGCAAATGTTAGAGAAAATGATGGCATTCTCAAAGAAGCAAGAAAGCAAGGAAGATTATCTCGACCTTAAAGACATTATATCTATCTTGTCTAGTGCTCCAGACAATGGGATCACTATTTTTAATGTTGGAGAATTAACCATCTATCAAGTATATGAACAGTTCGAAAGAGTTAATCTCAAGGAAAGCTTTATCAGACTACTACCTGTTTGGGCAAATGGTCATTTAGATAAAGATAGTAAATTACCAGAATGGATTACTAAAACAAAGTTTTAGAATACATAAAAATTATGAGTACATACTTTAGGAGGATTTTATAAATGCTAAACCTTGGACGTTACGGTTCTCGTAACAATCTAAATCTACAAATTTTTGATTTTGTTTCTTCTACTCCAATTATGACATTCGATTATGCTACAACAACAACGAATGAATTTACTGGAGAAACTGTCTATGCCCGAGGCGGAGACGGTAACCCACGTCGAATTAGCTGGAGTGGTGATAAGGATTCTACACTTGCTGTAGAAACACAAGTATTTACACTACAACATCTAGCAATGCTGGCAGGAGAACCTATTGAGAAAGGTGCTCAAAATATTTACAAATCTCAAGTTGTTACTGTTGAAAGTGATGGATCTGGCGGTAAGAAAATTACACTCTCTAAGGCTCCTATTAACGGAACAGAAAGTGTGAAGGTGTTCAGTTATGTAAATGGTATTATTTCTGAGCCGCAAACAGTGTCCAATGTTACTGGAAAGGATGTTACTCTTGACTCTGCTTCAACTATTCAAGTTGGACAAGATGTAGAAGTTTATTACCAATTTACTGCTGCCAATGCAGCAAAGCTTTCCTACACTTCTAAAGGGTTCCCCGGTTATGTATGGATTGCTGGCGATACGCTTTATGCTGATGAAAAAGCTGGTGACGTAGTAGCTGTTCAACAGGTATTCCGTAAGGCCAAGCTTCAACCGAACTTCACCGTTACCTATTCACCTACAGGAGATCCAAGTTCTTTAAGTTTGACATTCGACTTGTTCCCTGTACTGGTTAATGGTCAAGAAGTTATGAAAGAAGAAATTATCTACGAAGATGAAGAATAAATATAATTAAATTTATAAAGGGAGAGTGCGATAATTGCAAACTCTCCCTTTATGTACTTAATAGGGGGTCTACAATGTGGGACGAGGAAGTAACAAGGAGTTTTCTATTAATAAAATTGACATAATGGCTAAACGTTTTGAGCCAACCAGATTTTATTTTGGTGAACATTATATAATCTATAATAAAAATTTTCGAGAACAAGAAATTGAAAAATTAGTTGAAGAATACAATAAGGTAAAAAATGCTGTAAATAGGCTCGATCCAAGTTTCAAACTATTAAAGGAAGCATTAATTATAAAATACTTTACTAGATTTGGATTTGAGAAGTTTGATTTAACTCTTAATAGAGACATTAATAAACTCGTCAAACAAACCAATAATCTTTATGATATTCTTTTTGAACAAGAAGAAACATCATACCTAAAGAAAATCATGTCTCTTTTCAATCCTTCAGATATCGAAAAGATTGAATCTCTTATTGATATTAATGCTTAATGATGAAAGGAAGGAAGTATGAGATATTGTAGCTCTGACCATTTCTATGAACAACAAGGAGCATTAATTTGTTGGATTAGAAATGAATTGAAAATGAGTCTTCAAAATCTTAGTGATTACTCTGGTTATGAGCAAAATGATATTAATGATTTTGAACTTGGGTCTTCTAGTGCAAATGATTGGAATACAATGTATGACGATTGCATAAGGGGCATTATGAATTATTGCAAAGAAAACGGAATTAATTTTACAGATATTCTGTTTAAATTAGCAGAAACGAGAATACATGATGAAAGACACATTTAATTGTGATGAGTGAAGCTACTTTGATATGGTAGCTTCACTTTATTTATATGGAGTTGCGATATGAAAGTAGTAAAAATAAATATATTAAAAGGGAGATAATAAATAATGGCAAAGAAACTTACAAGTAGTATTTTGAATAAGATTAATAGTAAATATGAGGAACGTAAAAAGATTTATATTTTAAACGGAGAATATGAAGTTCAAATTCATAAATATTTTAAAGATGCATTGATTGATAAAGTAGCGATTCAGTACATAAAATTTTTACAAGAACTTAAAACCAAAAAGAATATTGATGATGAAATCATTAAAGACACGATTGTTTTATTGGATACGCTTATTCTTCGTGAATTTACTGATCTACCTATTCCCAAAAAGAACAATGTTTCAAGCTTAATTAAGGTTACACATGATTTATTGAATAGTGGAGTCTATGTAGAAGTAATGAATCAAATCTCAGATACAGAAATAAAGCAAGTACATCAAAAACTTGAAGCATACAGTGAACAAATTGGACAGTCTTTCGGAGAAATTGCTGTTAGAAGTGCTATTGAAAAGAGTAAAGAAGAGTCAGCAATGGCCTAATTATATATCAGGAGAAGTGCCATGTGCTGGTGCTTCTCCTTTTTTTATCGTTAAACGAAATATTATAAGGATGTGTATAGATAAATGTCAAATGAAAATTTGGGAATATTGATCAGTGCAGAACTCAACACTGGATTGAGTCTAAAAAATATTAATGAGGGGATAAAAACACTAAGTTCCCATCCATCTTTACAGAAACTAAAAATAAACATTTCTATTGACGAAAGTTTCGTAAAAAGTCTGTCGTCATTAACGCAAAATCTAAATAAAGTTACTAACCAACTTCAACAACAAGCCTTAGTCAATAATGATGTTAGCAATAGTATTAGAAACACCACACAAGGTATTAAAGAACAAACTTCAGCGACAAGAGAAGCTGAAAAAGCAACTAACAATTGGATTAAAGCACAGGATAAGGTTAATAATAAAGGTAAGACAACTACATATAAAAGTACAATTAATAATGACGTTCAAAAAGTTAAAACAGCAAATGATGGCGCAATTTTAGATATTACCAATATTAAAAATTACGAGAAAGACGCAAAAGACGCACAAAATATAATTGAACAAATGGCTCAAGGTAGAATTGCATCTGAAACAAGAGTAAGAGAATTTGAACGTCAATGGAATGAAAATCAACAAAAAGCGATTCAACAAAATGCAGATTTAGAACGTAATGAAATTGCAAAAACACAAGCATATCGTCAAAGATATGAGCAAGATTATTTAAAGGCAATTCGTCTACGTGAGATTCAGGATACAAAAACATATAATAATTTAAATAATAAAATTGCCAATAGTAAATCTAGTGCAACAACTGGCATTGAAAGCACGAAAGCACTAGACTTACTTAATCGTAAATATACTGAGATTGGTCAACGAGTAAATGAACTTAAGAATTCAGGAATACAATTAACCGAAAGTGAACTTGCTGGTATTCAACGTAGAATTCAAGCACTCGGAAACTTGGCTTCCAGACAGAAGCAAATGGAGAAAGATAGCGCATCTCTACTCTCCACTCAAATACGCGCCGAAGCACAGGTTAATAATTTAATTAGTCGTGCATCCTTGAAAGATGAAACAAAAAATCAACTAACCTCTCTTCTATCTCAATTAAAAACACTAGATTCATCTACATCTAATTTTAAAGGTAAGGCACAACAACTAACCCAAAATATCAATCGCATCGGTGTAGAAGCTAGAAATTCGTCTGAACATGTTCATGGTCTTAGCAAAGCATTCTCTAACATGGCTATGTATGCGGGTGTGGGTAGTGTTTTTTATGGTTCAATTAATCTTCTTAAAGAAATGACTCAAACCATAATCCAAGTTGATGGTCAAGTAACGCAATTAAAGCGTGTTATGGACAGTGACACGGACTTCGATGAGATGCTTCAAAAAAATATGGATATGGCAGAGAAGTTTGGAATTTCACTTCAATCTGTGAATGATACCGCTATTGAGTTCGGAAGAATGGGGTTTTCAGGAGATCAGATTGATTCATTAACAAAGTCGGCTACTCTTGCTCAGAATATTTCTGAAATGAGTGCAAAAGAATCTGTTGATGCCATTGTTGCTTCAATGACAAATTTTAATATTACTGCTTCTGATAGTATTAAGATTGTTGATGAATTGAATGAGGTAGATAATAACTTCAGTACTACGAGCAAAGATTTGGCAATTGGATTAACTAAGACCGCTAATGTTGGTAAAGTCTTTGGTCGTTCAATGGAGAATATTCTTGGTGATATTACTGCAATACAGCAATCTACTCGTGAAAGTGGTTCAGTGGTCGGAAACGCACTGAAATCAATTTATAGTAGATTGACAACTATGGATAAGTCAGAAGATTTGTTGGCTCAAGCCGGAGTTAAAATGAAGGATATGAGTGGCAACGTAAAAACCGCCGATCAACTCATTACTGAACTTGCTGCTAATTTTGGTCATCTCAATCAAGAAACACAGGAAAATATCGCAGTTGGCCTTGCAGGACGCAACCACATGTCGCGATTTATTGCCCTTCTTCAGAATCATAACATTAGCGTTAAAGCGGCAGAAACGGCACTTAACTCTCAAGGTTCGGCAATGCAAGAAAACGAAAAACGCATTAATTCTCTTGAGGCAAGAATTGAAAGAATGAAGGCAGTTTGGCAATCGTTTAGTGTTGCAATGGGTGAATCAGTAATTTCAGATACAATTGCAGTCATTACATCTCTTATGTCTGGATTAGGTAGAGTGTTTGAGTTTGCAGCAAAGCACATTGGCGGACTACCATTAATATTTGGGGCGTTAAATGCAGTATTATTTCTAACAAGTAAGGGGTTTAGAGAACTTTCAATTGGCTTAACTGCTTCAATTTTAAAATTGTTTGGTGTAGTTCCTGCTGCAACTGCCGCCGAAGTAGGTATTATTGGAGTTGCTGGCGCTCTAAATATCGCGAAAGCTGCACTAAGAGGTTTATTGGCTTCAACAGTTATCGGTGCTGTTTTTGCGGTTATTGGGTTTGCTGCTGAAAAACTTATTAATCATTTTGCTAAGACAACCGATGCAACAAATGGTTTAACAACAAGTCTTGAAGACCTAGATCAAAAATCATCGGAATTATCTAATCTTAAAAATCTCTCCAATGATTATGAATTGCTTTCTAAAAAAACAAGTTTAACGGCAGATGAAAAAGCAAAATTAGATAAAGTTGAAACTGAATTGCAGAATACATATGGAATTAGTTTAACTAATCTCAATGGTCAAACGGATGCTACTGGTGCGAATATAGCAGCAATCAAGAATAGAACGGCTGCTTTGCAAGAAGAAATTAAAACCATGCGTGAAAAAGCGATTCTTGATTATCAAACGCAACAAGTAGATATTAATAAAAATATTGAAGAACAAACCAAAAAAGTTGAGAAGTTAAACGAAGCATATGTAGACGCACAAAGACAACAGACCACATTCACAAATGATCGCGCAAAAGGAAAATATTCAAATCTCTCCACAAAAGAATTGGATAGAATTGCTCAAGATCTTGCCAATGGTGTAGAAACTGCGAAAAAAGCTTTTGATGATGAAAATACCGAACTTCAAAAATCAGTAGAGAAAAAGACACAAGCGCTTAAAAGTGAATTTGCTATTTATATTGATGGTCTTAGGGACTCTGGTCAAAACATAAGTTCGCAAGCAGAACAACTAGCAGAAGTTTATGCGGTTATGGCGGGGAAATCATCCGATAATGAAACATCTATTTTTTCAAATTTCAAACAGGCTTTTGAAATCATTAAGAATATTAAGGCAGATAATATTAATGATTTAGTTACTGCATTTGAAAAATTGCCCGGAGTAGCAACAATTGCACCCGAAGTTAAAAAAGCATTGGAAACATTGCTCGTCCCGGGAATAACTGGTTTAATTGATGGTACGGATGCTATGGGTGACTCATTTAAAACATTAGAAGATGCTTTAAATGAAGTCGAAAGAAAGTTTGATTCTGCTGCTAATACAATAAAGTCACTTACTGAAGCTCAAAAAGAATTAAAAGAGAATCATAAACTATCTGCTGATACTTTGTTTGATTTGGTATCCAAGTACCCAGATTTACTGAAATATGTAGATGACGAAAAAGCACTCAACAGAGAATTGTCAAAGGCCATAAAAGATGAAAGAAATGTTCAAAAAGAAGCTTTTAAAGAAAAACTAACATTAAATGAACAGTTCTTTAGCAATATGATTAAGGGTAATAAAAATGTTTGGCCTCTTGTTGCGAAAGCTTATGAAAAAGATTACAAGGATTTTAAAACGGTAGCAGATGCCAAGAAAAAGACAAATGATTTGTTATTGCAAGCCATAGGTTCTGATTGGAATAAATATTTTGCTAACGAAAAATTGGCGCTACAAGAAGTTATTCAGGCTCCGATGAAATACAGAAACCCATCACCAGAGTTAAAAAAACAACTTGAAGAACGGGCTGAGATGGCAAAGAGTCAATTGGCTGCTATAGAAGCTATGGAAAAGCCTATTGATTTAAGCGTTAATGGGAATATAGATTGGTCAACATCGTTAGATGATGCAAAGAAGTCTACCGATAAATTCACAGACTCAACTTCTGACACTGTTGAGATACTAACTGACCTTCAAGAAAGAATTAAAGCCAACGCCGATGCTCTAGATAGACTTCATAGTAGACAATCCAGAATGAAAAAAGGAACGGAAGAATATAAAAAATCAATTCTTCAAGAGATTGCTCTACTTAAAGAACAGAAAAAATTATATGATGAAGGTTATGAGCATCCAGAAAGATTAGTTTCCACTAAAGTTACGACAACCACAAAGACGACGACTAATGGAGGAGGTTCATCTTCTTCCTCTTCATACTCTTCTGGAAACAGTTCAAGTAGTACAGGCGATTATTCAGACATCATTAATAAAAATGCCTCTGCAAATAAAGTAGATGCGAATTTGATTAAAGCCATCGTAGCTCAAGAAAGTAGTTTTAATCCAAATGCAACATCTCACGCTGGTGCTCAAGGGCTTATGCAGTTGATGCCTGATACCGCTAGAAGCTTGGGTGTAAAAAACAGTTATGATCCCGAACAAAACATTGCAGGCGGAACTAAATACTTTGCTGGTTTGCTGAAACAGTTTGATGGAGACGTAGAACTTGCGTTAATGGCATATAATGGTGGCCCATCCAGAATAGAAAAATGGCGTAAGACTGGCAAGTCCATTGCTGCACTACCTAAAGAAACACAGCAGTATGCTTCTAAGGTTTTAGGAAAATATAATTCCTACACAGGGAAGTCCACATCTTCTACTATATCATCAGCTAATGGGGTTGCTAAAACAACTGTCAAAGCTGGCGACATATCGACTACTGTTAAAACCGACGGGCCAACAGCAGAAGAAAAATCAGATGCTAAAGAAAACGCTAAACAAAAATCAAATGAAATCGGAGATCTACTTTATCAACAATATATTCTACTGCTTGATGAAACTAAATTAGAGTTTGAAAATAAAATAGCAGACGAACAAAGAAAAATTGATGACTCTAAACGAGTTCAAGATACTTTAGACCCAAATTCTGTTGCTTGGAGACAGGAAAATAATAAGCAAAACAATTTAAAGAGTAACATTCAAAACATCAAGCATGACGAGAAAAATGAACTCACGTGGTTGATGAATTATCTTGGGGTACAAAATGCTGATTATGATCAATTCTTAAAACAGTTGAGTGCTGAATGGAAAGATATCCAGGCAGATAAAAATTCTACTGCCGTTTCCAACCTAGATAGTCAAATTGCTGAATCCAGACAAGCAATTACTGACTACGGAGACTCTATTGAAGTATCCAAAAATAAGATGGCTCAATTTGCTGTGGGTGCAGAAGGATATAACAAAGAATTAAATTATCAAATCGCCACAACGAAGAAACAAAAATCCGCAAACGATGAATTGATACAGTTCTACGAGAATCTTCTCAAAGACGGTAAGCTCGCTCCTGGTGTAATTGCTAAATATACTCAAGAATTGCAGGAGTTAAAAAAAGAAGATTACGCATCCACCGTTAAAGACCTTAATGAACAATTGGCTGCTTCTAAATCTTATCATTTAGAACAAAAACTTTCTGATTTAAATAATCAATTAGATTTGTCAAAAGCCAAAATGAAAGGTCTTAGAGAAGGAACAGACGAGTATAACAAAGAGACCAAAAATCAGATTAATATTATTAATGACCAGATTGCCGTCACCAAAGAGTTAATTGCTAATGAAGAAATTCAGTCTAAAAATGAAGAGCTATCTGCATCTGACAGAGAAGACCACAAAAAGAAACTTCAAGAATATACTTTAAGCCTCTATGATTACTCAGATGCCATTAAGTCTTTACGTGCAGATTATGCCGATAAGATTATTGATAACTACAAGAAAATGCTTCAAGAACAGCAAAAACTTCAAGATGCTGCTTATGACAAACAAAAAGAAGCAGAAGATGCTCGTCATGAAGCTAGAATGAATAATCTTGATGATGAGCTATCTAGATTTAATGATGTAATTAATGCTCAGTCCAAAAGTTTAGACAGAGATGTTGCAGCGGAAGATTATCAAGATCAATTGTCTAAACTTCAAAAAGAAAAAGCAGAATTAGACGCTAAATTTAGTAGCAAGTTATTAGATGATTCTCTTGAAGGTAAAGCGGCAAGAGCAGATATACAAAAAGAAATTGATGCTAAACAGGAAGAAATCGCCAAACTTCAACGTGACCGTGAAATTACTATTCGTAAGGACGGACTACAGGATCAACTTGAAGATCGTCAAAAAGCTATAGATAAAGAAAAGAAGCTAGAAGACGATAAGAATAAGGACATTCTAAAGGGCATTGAAGATGCTAAGAAAAAGAATGATGAATACTATGATGGTCTTTTGAATGATGAACAGTATTTTTACAATATGAAGCAAGCCTTGATGAGTGAAGATACGGTAAAAGTTCAAAACGAACTTAATATTGTTCAGGCTGCATATGATACATTCTTTAAAGATTTGGAATCTAAATCAGGTGTTTACGGAGCGAAGATTGCTGAAAATCTCAAATACTCCATTGGACTAGATAAAGATTATGCTAAAAACTTCCCTCTTTCTGATGGTAATGGCTCTGCTTCTGGCAATGGTCAAATTGGTGTTGGTGGTAATTCATCTAATTCACCAATTCCTAATCCAAAGGATACTCCGCAAGCACGTTCAGCGTGGCAAGCATATCTATCCAATAAGCAACAAGCAGAACTTATTCGCAAAGATATGGAAAAGAGTAAGAAAGATAAGGCTAAATATACTAAGTTAGAGAATGATTTTAATGCTCTTAAGGGTAAAAATGATGTAATCCGTAGTCAATATACTTGGTTTCCTGAAGGTAGTTATGATGAATTAAAGAATAAGGATATATTTTCTGCTGAAACTGGTGGTATGACTCCGGCCAATATTGGCAAAGAGGGCAAGTTTCTTCTGGCTCATGAAAAAGAATTAGTCCTGAACAAATTCGATACATCTAGGATTCTTGAGTCGGTTAATATTGTTCGGAGCATGACTAGTAATTTAGGAAACCTGAATAGAATGCTTTCACCTAATGTCTATAATAAAAATAGTAATTCAGTAACTAACCCTGTTATTAACATTCGAATTGACAATGTTGAAGGCACAAAAGAAGGGGCTAAGATTGTAACAGATTCAATTGAAAGAATGTGGGAAAAAAAATTTAGTCAAGGAAATTAAAAATATCAGGGATGCTCTTTTGAGCATTCCTTTTATATATGGAGGAAATATGTTAGGAGAAATAGATTTTTCAAAAAAACCATATACACCAAGCTACTTTTTAGCTAGACCAGATAAAGAAATTATAAGCAAATTAAGTGAAGCATATAATGATAATTTGAAAATTCCTGTTAATGAAACAAGTAAACTTTCACTAAGCATCCCATATTTAATTGATATAAATCATGTTCTAATGAGAAATAAAAATATTGATTTAGTAAAAGAAAACTATTTAATAAAGATGGTTTTTGGTAAATCGGTTTCATGGTTTACGATTCTGGAAGTTAATGAAGTTATGAGTGAAGATTCAAATTATAAACAAATTACGGCCTACGGATTAGAAATTGAATTGGCACAACGAGTATTAAAGGGATATAAAGCAGAATCAAAAGGCGCTAGAACAGTACTGACAGAAATGTTAAGCGAAACAACATGGTCAATTGGAGACATTGATGTTGATTTTGAATTATCTAAACGGAGTTTTGAATTTCTAGATAATAAGTTACTGGGTTCCATTTATGATGTAGCAAATACATATAACGCTGTTGTTCAATTCGATACTGAAAATCAAACCGTAAATTTTAAGAAAATGGAACTATTTGGTCAAGACAAAGGTTTGACATTTTCTTATGAAAGTCTCCTAAAGAGTTTTGACAAAAAGTCGGATGCAAAAGAATTGGTTACAAGATTATACCTCGAAGGAAAAGATGGGTTGACAGTTAATGCTATATCACCAACGGGTCAGAGTTATCTTGAAGACTATTCTTATTTCATGTACCCGTTTAAACGCGATGAAAATAAAAATGTAATCGAACACAGCAACTATATGTCTGATTTTTTATGTAATGCAATTCTAGATTATCAAGAACTCGTTGAGCAAAATAAAGACCAATTCCAGTTACTTAAAGCGGCTAGAGATGGATATGCATCAACAATAAGTACAAAGAATTCGGAATTGATTGATCTGCAAAATCAATTGAAGGTTATTTATAACATCGTTGATAACTATCAATTAAATACAAGTAAGATTCCAACAATGTTCTTTGAGAATATTGAATACACTGGTTCTACTCAAACAATTGATTTTAATCAACTCCAAACCATGTATCCATATGCTGTAATGGTTAAAGTTTCTAGTGCCTCTGATGTACAGATTTCACTTAATGGGAGTCAAAAGTTTATTATATCCAATACATGGACTTTACTGGGTAAAGTGAATACGGTAACTACATCGAATGTTCAAATTACAGGTAACGGAAACGCTACGGTTAATATTCAAGTTACAGCAATTAATGAAACTGAATACAATGCAACCAATAACGACAATGCAATAATTGAGCGCTATTGCCCCAACAATAAGCAGATGCAAATTGATGTAAAGAATACTGAGATTGCGGAGCAAACTGGATATTTAAATAGTATTCTTGCTCAAATCACAAGTCTTCAAACTTTGCTATCGAGTAGCAATAATTTCACTCCTGATCAACTTATTGAGCTTCAACGATTTGTTAAAGCCAGCACTTTTAAAGATGATACATATATTGATGCTGAAGACTTACTTAAAGACGGAAGAAAAAAATTTGAAGAAGTTCGTGTACCGTTATTAACTATAGATGTTGATGTTGTTTATTTCTTGAGCGTCATTGAAGAACAATCCAAATGGGATAAACTTGTTATTGGTGACGATGTTTCAATTAAGTATGAACGCATTGGGGTCAAAGTTAAAGCAAAAATAATTGAAATCAACTATGATTTCGAAGGTGAAAAGATTTCCCTTACACTCGCCAATGTCAGGAATGATGGTAGTGCTGCTTCTCAGATGCTTGATTATCTTAAAAAGTATGAAAACTTTTCAACCACTATTGATGCCAACAAACCTGATTGGCTGAAATCCGTTACTGATGTATCTGACATGAGTTTGCTTTTTGAACAGTTTTGGGATAAAGTAACCAATCAAATCAATATGAGTATTAATGAAACTGTGACTATTGACAATCGCGGCATTCTACTCTATGATTCAAACGATCCTATGCGCTTCCTGAAATTGTCACATGCCACAATCGGAATGACGAAATCGGGTGGGCAGCGATACGAGTTAGGAATCACACCTGATGGAATCGTTGCAGAAGCTCTGTACGGCAAAGTTGTACTTTCCCAACGTGTCGTTGTCGGTGATGCAGACGGTGTATGGCTCATGGAAGGCCCGAAAACTACTATCACAGATAGATATGGTAGAGTGGCTATGAAGTTAGGACTATATGAAGAGAATCCAGACTTATACGGTATGATTATTAATCGTTATGATGGCTATGACATTAATTCTACATTGATTAATAAAGTTATAGCTAATTCAGAGGATGGCTTTAAAATTCAAAGATGGAACGGCTATTCTTTCGATGATGTATTTTCTGTAGACAATAACGGTTACTTGAAAACTGTTGATATGGAAGCAAAATCATTGAAAATAGTAGATAAAGACAATCAACTTCTATTGAATAGCTATACCAAAGAAATGAACATTGGTAGATTCGATAATATCATCACTGATGGAAAACTTACAGCTATAGAGAAATTACAGGTGTTGGGTGAACGGACAAGAATTATGTCTGAATACATTAAATTACTTGATCAGGCCGAACAATATAAGACAACAAGTAGAGATGATACCGTAAGGATTGACATTCAACCTTTTACGGATGCTTACAATAATCTAATTGCTTATCTGGCTCCATTACTCTCTAATATGACTGAAACATCAGATATTGATCGTGATGAGTTTATTCAGAAATTCAAGGATTACTATGATCAAGTGGTCGCAATTGTAAATGCCATAAATGATTCAATAAAGTATAGTTCGGTACAGCTTGGCTCACTTTACAATGGCACTATCATAGACGCGATAAACGGTGTTACAGTTACTCGCTCAGATACTATGTTCCGTTCTGTTATGAACGCAACTAGGGGCTTCTATCTACAGCGTAATACAAACACGGCTGAAAATCCCAATTGGGTAGATCTAATATGGGGAGATTTAAGTGGTGTTTTGCATGCAGAAGGATTGAAGTTAAACAGTTCATTCTTCACAAATGGCGATATTACAGCAGCAGCAATTAATGGTTCATCAATTACCCTTCGTGATCCAGATGGTGGAGTTATGAAACTATTCCCTGGATTGGAAATGGGGCTTTGGGCAGGAAAAAATGCAGAAAATCCAACAGACGCACCAACATGGCTAAAAATGGACGGCACACTTATTACCAAGAAACTTCTTGTTCAAAATGGTGTTGATGGTGGATTGATGATCGACAGTGAAAAAGGAATTATCAACTTTAATCAGTGGAGTGCCACAGGAATTGCGGCTCTTGATGCACAACTTATTTCTGCTATTATGGTAAGCGCGGATTATGGGATTATCAGTGATATTGTTGCTAAGTCCTTATCTACAATGACTAGAGCGGCAATTGCTGACTGGTCAAATTTTATTGAAATTAAAGATAAAACAATTCAATGGGTTACGGGTAGAGTTAATCAAGGTGAACATATTAGTGTTAATGGTGACCTTATGTATTGGGTAGATTCATCTCAAACTGGGATAATGACCAAGGAAGTAACTGCATGGCCTGTTTACAAGTATGATCCAGACGACGACAATAAGAAAGTAAAAATGGAAGCAGGATTTAATGATTCTGGCGCATCAGCACAACCTTATTGGCGAATGGGTGAAGGTGATGGTGGAATTGGCAACTCAGGAATTGCTCGTTTTGATAAATATTTTGGTGGTCTAAAAATTAGGTATGGTAGCGGGAATTACGATAAAGAGAGAAGTATTGATTTCAGAGATAGTGGAGTATATGTTATTTCAGAAGGTCAAAAGGTAAATATCACGAGTAAAGACTTAACTGCTACTATACAGGATGGAGAATGTAAAATAGTTCATTCTTCTGGCTCAATAATTCATATGACACCAGATGGAGATATAATCACAAAAGCTACCAGAGACTATATTCAAGAAGCTGGAAGGAATATGAAATGGAAAGCACAATCATTTGATTTTGAAAATTAAATAACCTAAAAGAATTGCCGATATATATGGTATATGTTGTTATTAAATACATACTATATTATATAATCAGGAGGTTCATGATTATGAAAAAAATCTCTACTTTTGCACTTGGCTTGATAGTAGGCGCAACTTTAACGGCTGGGTCTGTTGTAGGAGCTTCAAATTCTTTGTCCGCAATTCAAAAGTCAGTAAAATTAGTCGTAGATGGCAAATCAACAACGGTTTCAGCTATGAATGTAAACAATAAATTATATGTTCCGGTTCGAGACGCGGGGAATTCATTTGGATATTCTGTAACTGGCGTAACATCTTCAACCGTTACATTTAAAGAAGGAACAACTGCCACTAGTTCGGTAAGTAATGGAACAAACATAGGAAGTAAAACAGCATCAAGCACAGGAGGACGGTACGTGGAAGGATTACATGACAAATACTCAACAAATGGTAAGTTAGATGCCGATAAAATTAAGGTAGGAATCGAAGCAGGAGAAATTACAGTGAATGCGCAGGATAAAGAAACAGGAAATAGCATTTTACATTACGTGGTTTTAGAAGATAATTTCGCTGTATATCAAGTTATTAAAGTGACTGGTTTAAATGTTAACTTGCAAAATAAAGATGGGAAAACACCGTTGATGTTAAGTGTAGTTTATGAAAATGATTTTTATTTTGGAGAAATACTAGATGAGTTAAAGGCGGATACCACCATTAAAGATAAAAACTCAAAAACGGCTCTTGATTATGCGAAGAAAAATTCTTCATATTATAATGCATTATTTATATATACCATTAAATAACATTTATGATGTAAAACAATACATCATTCACCAAGCCAATACCTAATCGTGTTGGCTTTTTTATTTATCAATAGACTTATCCACAAGGAGTCTCAAAGTCATCCACAAATTGTCTATTCAGGCTGCTTAACTTGTGGTATATTATACCTATAGAACTATGATTGAGTTTTCAAAGTAACATTATAGAATGTTCTAGTATTATCTATATGCACATATAATCTATCAAAACTGGTAGAGGATGTGAATGATAATGACTAGAAAAAAAGGAGGAAGAAAGATGACACCAACAACAATTTCTTCTACTGTTAAGAATCCTAAGAAAAAAACTTCTGCTCAAGAACTGCGAAAAAAAATTGGAATTAAGACTAGCGGTAAGGGGCTAGTAGAGCTTTCTAAGGAAGGAAGATAATTTTGAGTGACGAGCTGGTTATTTCCTATGAAGACGCAAGAACTATTAGTTTTCATCAAGCAAGCGTCAATATAGATGCTTGCTTTTTACTAGCTTACATAGATTCAGATGATTCTCGTGGTGATAAGGTTGCTGAAATTCTTGATCAATGGTCAGATGATGGAATTGAACATATTGGAATCAGTAATCATGTTGTCGGAGAAGTAATCCACAATATTTTTAAGAATAGAATTAGGCAAGTTCTTAGTTTGGCATACAAAAAATACAAATCTTCTCGTACTAAGCGCCCATACACATTCAACAAAGAAGAAGAGTCTATTATTGGTGATTATAGAACTGCTGATTATATGAGATCCATTGTTCCTGAAAGAGCTTTAGAGAACTTAATTAGTAGGAATGAATTAAGTTATAGTATTGAAATTTTGCTTAAAGAATATAAATCTAGATATCCAACTTATACTGAACATTTAACCCAATATTATTCTGATTCAACTCTAAAGTTTAACGAGACAATAAATGGCTTAAGGAATGATTTGGGGATTCCTATTATATTTCCATATTCAGATGAATCAGTTATGTGGGAAGCATTTGAAAGTACAAGTACCGAACAGTTAGGGATTTATGATGCTTTTCATATGGCAATTTCACGACATCATAATTTTGATTATTTTGCTACGCTTGATGGTGATTTTGTTAGTAACTATTTAAATATCGCAAGAGTTACTGATACAAAAATTATAAAAGTTGCATAAATATTGATCCAAGAGAATTTAATTGTTATCTTTTATTTTTAAATAATCTGATATATTTCCTTAATCGGAGATATGTCAGATTATTTTTTTTCGTAAATAATTAAACCTAGTAAAAAGTCAAGATAAAAAAGTCACATTCTGGAAGAAAATTCGTAGCCTGTGAAATGGGGTTGACAATTTATAAAATAAAAATAATTATATCGGTTTTGATACTTGATAAAAAATATACGGACATGTATAATGAGGATAAAGAAAGAGATTGGAAGATAAAATTAAGGAGTGAATGGCTCATGGCTGCGATTCTTGAAAAAAGTGAGGCGGTTGCCAATAAGATTGTGAAAAAATATGAAATTTGGTTAGTTGAGATGCCTCCAAGAATGGGCAGTGAACAAGGCGGAGTAAGACCAGCCATTATTGTTCAAAATGCTAAGGGAAATATCCATTCTCCAACTGTGTTAGTTGCACCAATAACAACGAGTAAAACAAAAGCAAATATACCTACACATGTATTTTTGAGCGCAGATGAAGTAGGGGTTGCAGCGGACAGTACAGTATTGGCGGAACAAACTTTGAGGGTTGATAGAGGGAGAATGCGCTATAAATTAGTGAATGACATTCCTGACTATAAAAAAAGAGAAGTTATGAGAGCTATTGTAATTGCATACGGTGTTGATGAAGCCATATAACATTAAGGAGAGTTTTACCACATGATACAAATTTTACTTCATGAAAAAATAAATCAATTAATTGATAAAAGAGATAGCCTTATTCTAAGTAGAATGTTTGTTTTATAAAGTAAATATAAATAACTCAAAACAAAGTGTTGACATATATATATTCCATGCTGTATATTTAACTTAACGAAAGGGGGTGATTAATAAAACATTATGGTTCAAAGAGAATTAGAAGAGGCGATTTTTCGTATCAGTAAGGCAGCTAAGAGATTAAAAAATATTGAGAGTCGAACAAAATGTCGTATAGGTAAATGTAGTAAGGACAAGTTAATAAGTAAATATAGTTATTTATATGAATTGAAAAAGAAAATGATACTTAAAGCAATTGAAGATGGATGGGCTAAAAAGTATGGTATACATAGAGTTAAAAAGTCTAACGGTATTGATATTGATTTTGTGTACATTAAATTTCCATCACGATCATTTCATATTCCTTTAGAGAACGAAGAAGATTTTTCACTTACCTATCTAGGTGAATGGAAGAAACGTAATAACAATAGGGCGTCTTTTAAAGCACCACTAACTGAAGCAATAAAAGTATCAAGCGAATATTTAAAATAAAAATAGATAGGATGATAAAAACGTTCTTTCATTATGACCAAGCAATTGTAGTAATAATAGAAGATGAGTATTTCAGTGAGTTTTTGTTAGAGAAGTTATATGAAGCTGGCGGAGGAAAAGAGAAGACAGAAAACGATTTACGGTCATTTTGTATGTCATTAAAATGATTACTTGAAAATAAATATGAACACCAATTTGGCTATTATGCTGGACTATCCGAGAAAGAAATTAAGAAATATGAAAAAGAGTTTGCTAGAGTGTCAAAGGAGTTTGGAATCAGTGTAAAAGGTTATATGTATAAATTCTTAGAAAAGTTGGGATTAAAGGGAGGAAAGTCTTATCAAAGATAAAAGTCTTAATATAAAGTTTCCACTTACAAGACAAAAGAAAGTAATAGAGTTTTTCAAATTTTGTGTTGAAAATAACATACATATGTTGCCGAAAAACGGGAATTTACAATTGTCGCATAGTGATAATAAGCCCATAGATGTTAGCAAATATAGAGTGGCGAATGATTATGCTATTGAAATAATCGAAATTATATCCAGAGTATTGATTATGAAAAATTTAGACAAATGGAATCCCATTATTGATTCATTTGACTATAGATTTAATCTTACACAAAATTCTTACTTGCTACTTCAGCAAACAGAAGAATCACTGTATGAGGTTGCATTAATCTATGTGGAAGAAGTTAAAGGGAAACCAATATATACGAGAATCGCCAAGGGGAACGCCGAGTTTTTGATTATGGCAGCAAATGACTACGCTGAAGAGTGGTTAAAGGATATTAAAGATAAAAATTGTGTTTTATTAAATAAAAATAAGGAGAGGAAATAAAATGTTTCTGTATCATATTGGATTCTTTACAAGGGGGAATGCCTATAAACAAGAAATGATCAGGCATGATGAAAAGTTTGAACATGAATCTTATCAGAATATTATTTTAAAAGCACATAAGGAAACAGGTGACATTGAGGATTACGAAGAAAAGCGTTCTAAGATTCTTCAATATCTAAAACAAAATCATGGATTTGAATTGGTGGAATAAAAATGAAAAAAGAGATTGAGATAATCAACAGTTTAAAAATTGTTAAAACAGATTTCACAGGAATATTGGATAAGGTATATACATACTTAGATGAGGAAAGCGTATGTGCATTGCAATATTTGGGCTTTCGAATGGACTATTTTGATGATAATGAATTTTTCTGTGATGAAGGTGCTTTTATTGATCTTGCTCCAGCAGCAATGCAATTTTATGGTGCTTGGGATAGGGAAAGTAATAAATTTGAACACATAAAAGATTTAATAAAACAAGCAATTTTTAAAGATAAAAATAAATATTTAAATGGAGAGAATAAAATGAAAGTTATGAATGTTGAACCGATGGAATTGCTTAACGAGCTTCTTAAAGAAGAAAAGCCAGAGAATACAGTTTTTGCACAGCATGATCTTATGCTTGATTTTATTTCTGAGCATGAAGAAGAATTTATTGAGCATCTAAGTGATACGGTTAAATTCCTAAATGAATGTGAATACTTCAATGTTTTGCCTTATGCAGAAAAGATGCGTGACGAATTTGCCAATCTTGTAGAAAAACGTAAAGAATTTAATGCTCGAATTTCTGAGCACATGGAAAAATCAAAACTACCGAAAGAAGGACATGATCTATGAAAGTAAATCTATGCTGCGACTGTTTGGCAATCAACGAACATGGAATTAATACTTGCCCAAAATGCGGTGGAGATTCTTGTTGGTGTGGAAGTTGTCAAAGAACAGCAAATTTATTGCTTGAGGGAGTTAGAGATTATAAAAAATTAGGTCTTCTTTCGCCAGTTACTGATTGGAATCCTGAAACTGGCATTAAGTAAAACAAGCAATTTTAAATGAAAAAGGAATAGGAGATAGAAGAGAAATGAATAACAATGTACTAGATTTTGCTAAAGGCAGCAGACGAAAGAGAGCTAAGGAAGCCATCAATATTAAATTGTATCAAGTAACAGAAAAAGAACTTGATGAATTGGCCGATATGATAGAAAAAAGTAGTCAAACAGTATTGGAAACGTCTGGAATGTATAAAGAATTAGCAAGCAACTATGAAAGTATCGAAAATAGTCTGCTCGATTCAATAAAAACTATAAAGTCTGTTGCTGAAAGTTATAAAGATGCTTACGAAGATGCACATCAAGCATGGACACGCAATCAGGACATTGCTGATATCCTAATTGATATTATTACAACTAACAATATGGAAGAGAAGATTATTGAACTTGTTAAGGAAGAAATGGAGCTTGAACGTACAGAAGATTTTCCTTGTCATGCGGAGGAATCTTATAATGAATTGATTCATGAGCTTGAACATAGATTTGATTTTCTAAAGGACGTAAAGTGACAATTGTCTAAAGAATTGATCAATAATGACAATATAGTCCATGAACGAAATTGCTATAAACTTGCCATGAAATTCCTGTTTGATTTTACACAAAAAAAGATTGGTGTTGATAATATATGAAGTCTTTTCTTGATGACGTAAAAACAGTTAAAGAGTTAACAGAACATTTTCACAAATATTTAGAATTTTTATATGCACACAATTTTGATTTAATTGAACCAAAAGATTTTATTAACAGATTCATTTTGTACTCATGCGATATAAGATATAAAGAACTTCTAATAGATTTTCTAAGCCAGTATTATCCCGCAAACGAAATTGAGTCATTTATTAATGAAATCTCGTTTTACTCAAAGACATATACAAATAAATATCTGTCAAACTTTAAAGTTGGGCGTGATAAGTACTATGCTATTGTAAATGAATATATTTTAAGTACTAAAGAATTCAATAGTGAACGATATGAGTTAACATTGTATTATCTTAAAGATAAAAATAGATATACATATATTAAAGAAGAAACAAACTTTAGTTTGAAAGAGTGTGTTAGGCACATAAGAAACTCTGTGGGTTCATGGAAAAATTATGATATTACATGGTTGAGTGCGTCTATGAAGTAATACTAAATACTCGAAAGGGGGTGGTATATTGGAAGCCGTGCAAGTCTTAATGATTGTATTCTATGATAGGGACGATAAACATGTAAGTGAATTTGGTACTTTTGTTGAACGTCCCACACTTTATGAAGTACAACATATTATTGATAATCTCATTACAGATGAAGTCAGGGAAAAGGCGACATATTGTAAGATTGAAGAAAAGTACTACCTTGTTAAAAAGTAAAAATAATAAAAGGGGATAGAATAATGAACAAACCGACAGTAGAAAGTATTAATTTGGTATATGCAGATAAGTTCGAAAAGTACGCGGCAATGATGGTAGTAGATGCAATTTGTGATCTGAAATATATTGTACTCGAAGAAGGAAAGTATAAAGATACAGTAATGAAGTATGCACAAGAAACTGCTGAACGTCTTGGAGTTGAATTTATTGATGAAGTAAAAGAGGATGTTGTAATTTCGGGGGGGGGGGGGGTAACAGTTGAAGACATTGATAATTTGAAAGATGGAGAGTCTTTAGATTTTGATACATATTCAATTGAGAGAGCCTTTGAGGAACACAGAATTAATGGTCAAAGGGTTAGAATGTATTTTGTAGACCTATACACAGTTACGGATTCTTTTGGATATCAGGGTGAATCTGCTGATGCAGAGGAAATTGTTGATGCAATTAATTGTGGTGTTTTTGGTTGATGAAAGGTAAGTTTCATTAAGAGTAAGCCCGATTCAATTTTGAATCTGGCTAATAAAATAAAAATACATACAAAAGGATGATTGGTTGATGAAATTTGAAGATTATAAGTATGCTACAACAGATGAATTGGATCGGGAAGTAGATATTGTATTTAATAGTGTGTTCGACAGTATTGAGGACGAAGAAATTATCCCTATGGAAATGCCGGAATTGCTGAACAAATCCATTATGATTCTGCTGGATATTCTTAAAGAACAGGGCATTGATACCATCCAGGAAGTGGTTGACCGTTTTGGCAGTGTTCATAGTACAGATAATCTAATTATACATGGGATGCTGGCTGATCGGATTGATTATATTCAGAGTTGATTGTCGATTTGATAAAGTTCGTTTAGGTTCTTAAGTCGATCCGTCAGATTGACCGATCGTAAATAAATGAAGATAAAAGGGGAAGCTGTCAATGATTTGGCTGAAATCATTGACGGAAGAGCTTTTATGCAATTTGCTGCTGGTGATAGTGTATTGCTAACTAGTCATGCACTTTCTAGTTACTTTATGGATGAATGTTTCAAGATGATTAAAAATCAAGGCATAGACATTTTCGACATGCTGCAAGACATCGCGGGAAAACCGCTTCAGACGTATACAAGTACAGTTGATGAATTTGGAAATATTACAGATATGAGATTGAATCAACCGAAACTGAAATTAGTTTAGGAGAGATAATAGAATGAACGAGAACTATAACGATTGTATGGGAACGCCTATGTATGGGTTTGGATATGATAATTCTGTGCATCATATTTTGGTGGATACTAACGCAGAAGACGAAAAGGGCAATATATACGGGGAAGTGTTTATTGTTGGATATATTAACGATAAACCAGCAAAAGTTGTTATCAGTAGTTTTGAAAAGAAAGAAGCATTTAATGTGGCGAGTTATCTATCAAAACTATTGTATGTTCCAATCCTTGAAGACGATGGCGAAAATAAAAAATGGATTTATGAAAAAATGGAGGATTAGTCGCTCCTCAAAATTGAGGAACCATTTTGACTCCCCATCTTTGGGGAGTGAGATTCATGATGAAAGACTAATTTCATTAATTGACTTGAAAGGAGGTGAAGATTATTTCAATAGATAAATATAAGTATATTGTTGGTTTATCCATAAACGACAATGAAAACTTTCAAGCTTATTACATCAAAGATAAGGAAGCGGAATCCATAAACAAAGTGGTTAATGATTATTTTGATACATATCCCATATCAGAAATAAAGGGCGGTCAACTTAATATTAATACTACTTTCATAAACATTTCTGATATTAAAACCGTGTAACAAGTGTTTCTCAATGGGCCACATTCAAAATTTAAAACAAACAAGGGAGATAGAATGAAAAATAATATCAATTGGGGAATAAAGCTGTTTGACCCCATGTATCCACAAATTAAAACCTTTGCAAAAAATAAACTAAATGACGGAATAGATAATGGAGATTTTGTTTTTATTAACGGGTTTGATTGCAGACCATTGTTTGAAAGTATTTTAATTGAAGTAGCCAAAAAACGAAAATTGAGTGTTGTGATTAATAAAGACATTGAACGAGTAACCGCACTACAAAATAAATATAATTATAAACACATTTATAATCCAATGAGTATTATGAAAGCTGATCATAATAGACCACACGAAATCATTATTTCCGACAATGTTCAAATTGAAAGTTTTGACAGATTAGAAAGTGATACCCTTATTAGTGGTTTTAGAAAGAAACAACGTGATAGAGGTGAAAATTAATACATATGCATGATCCATATACTAGTGTTGCCGTTTCAATTGATAATGTTGATGGCGCAGTAACCGAATTATTTAAAAAATTGAAATTTGATTTAGTGCCACCAATCCATTGTGAGTTACACCTGTTTAATGATGCTGTATCACACGAATGGCGTTATATGCTTTTGAACAATTCGAGAAATTGTTTGAGTAAGGGAAGCTTAACCAACGAACAGTTTGAATTTATTTTCAATGAGATACAAATATATGCCGATATTGTCACAAAAGATGAGCGGGAATATGAACACATTATAAACGCGCTCACAGACGTTCTACAGGACGATTACACGACGATTATTAAAGGAGAGAGTTCAATAAGTGAACTGGTTCAAAAAGGTCTCATTCGGGCTAGAACAGCAGATGGGGTCATTGCAGCATTGAACAGTAGAGGTGTGTATTGATGAAACTAAATTGGTACTTTTAATACATAGAGAACATAAGTAACAGATGTAAAATAAACAATACATAGGAAGGGTTATAAAGGTGGAATATGAATGAGTCAACTATAGACAAAAAGGTAATCAAACGTTTAAGAAATTTGCCTGAACCAATGGAACCAAAAGACATACAAGAATTTTTAGGGTTGAGTAAGAATTCAACATATAATCTAATTGAATCAAAACAATTCCATAGCGTAAGAATAGGGAAATTATATAAAATTCCAAAGAGAACTTTTGTAAAATGGTTCTTAGGTGATTGA